ATGACAGCACCCGAACGCAAAAAGCAGCGCCACCGCTTAGAAGGTTATCAAGCGATTCGTGCGATTGCTCCAAACTGGCTACATGCCTTGCTCAGCATCCAGCACTGCAGCGACCTAATGGGCTTGCATCGCGACCAGATTGATCTTGAAAAAAATACCATCCGCATCTTGCAGGACAAAACCCAAAAAAGTCAGCGCTGAATCTCGATTCAAAAAGAACAGTAAAAGAACACTAAAGGAATACGCTAGAAATAAAAAAGCCCTTCAATCATCTAAGTAATTGAAAGGCTTTAAGAATTTGGTAGGCATAATTGCAACCAAAAAACCTCTATAACTAATTGTTTCATAAAGATTTCACCTCATTTAAAAAGCCATCGTATACACAAAGATATACACAATTAAAAATCTACCCCATACTATTGGGCAGAATCTTCACCTTCTTAGTTTAAGCATCAAGTGTTAGTCGGATTAAGAATTTTTCGACAAATGCACCCTTCCCTTTTTTATCACTTTGCACGGTTGCGACTGCGCCAGTTACAACTGTCCAACTTAGATTTTTCACTATTTTTTAGATTGTATGTAAATCTTTAAGAGATTTTTAAGAATATTAACGGTAAAAAGTGCTCTGAAAAAATAAAAAAACTAGTCGAGCGTGGGAACTAGGTAATAAAGGTAATATTGCATTTTTCGACTCATTCATTTCTTTATAAATCAATAAGATAAGACCCCTAAAAATATTACCTTTTAGAGGTAATATTAGGGTAATACGACGGTAATATGGGGTAATTTAGAGGGGTAATATTATTACCCTAATATTACCTTTTTTATTACCCTATATATATATGATTTATATAAGAAAAAAGACGATATTACCTTTATTACCTAGTTCCCACACATAAGACGTTTTTTTTGTTTTTGCAAAAATCAATGACTTACAAGCGTTTTACAGTCTCTCAAAATTCTCTTGACAGGCAAAACTTAAGGAACTCATCCATTTGCTAGATTTTCTCACAGATTAACTAATTGATTTATATAGATAAAATTTGAATATTACCTTTATTACCCTATCCCCACGCTCTTGAAGAAATTGCTTTTTCCGTTAGTGCTTTTGAAGCTTGTCGACATAAAAAAACCGGAACAATGTCCGGTTTCTGGTAGCTCAGCCAAGTGCAAGATTTAAGCGGCTATGGTCTGCCCCGTCACAGCCCCTTGCTTAGTGAATACAAAGCACTTCACCGTTTTATTTTTTATTTTGGACAATATCGGATGATTCGCTTCGACCAGCGTGTAGCGCTTACTTTGCTTCAACTCTTGCCGAAGTTGAGGGAGGTCTAAGGGTCTTAGTTTGTGTTCTGCAAGCTGCTGTACAAAATCCAAGAGGCTGATAGCAATACGGGTTTCATCGCGTGAATGGTTGACCCGGCAGCCTATTTCCTCTTCCAAGTAGTGATACATATCCCAAAACTCAGCTACTAGGGGCGTATCCCCATCAAGGCGTTGGTGACGCTCAGCACAACACTGGATTAAGTAAGCATCCAAAGCCGCTAAATCAGCCGTTTGTAGGCCGCTTAAAATGCTGGTTTCTTGTAGCGCGTGTGCCAGTGCCATGATTTGCGCGTGATTATGGCGTAAGCGTTGATTCGATAGCCCGCCTTCATGCTTCAAACGCTCCAAGCAGGTTTGATAGTGTTGAGCGTAACTTTCCAAGAGTGGTTTTTCTTGGGTAATACAAGCCGTCATAAAGCCATTAATTTGCTCCATGTCCAAGCGCTGTAAGCGTTGAGCTGATTGATAACCTTGTGTGCTTAAGTGGGATTTATTCCATGGAATCTGAACTAACCTTTCCATTATTTCTGGTAAGCCATCAATCGGGGTATTTTGGGCGAGAATGAGCGCTCCTCTAAACGGTGGTTCGTAGGTTTCAATACCGTTGTTTTTAGGTGAAGTGCCACGCATACCCTTTCCGTTATATAAGGTCTTGGCTTCACTTAAATCAAAAGTGCGCCGCTGGTGGCCTGATTCAGATTTATTGGGGTCGCCTTCAATCGCCACTAAGGGCATGTTGGCCAACTGTGCTAAGGAACGCCAGCGGTTCGAGTGGGTCGCCTTGGCTAAATCCAAGCCCTCATAGTCATCCCGTCCGGTTAGTTTCCATAAGAAGGTCAAAATACTACTTTTACCCGTGCCCGGTTCACCACACAGCTCTAAAAAAGGATAGGACTGTTGATCTTTACGGATTTGTTGAACTAAGAATGAGCCTGCCCAATAAGCCAAAATAGCCAGACCTTTTGCACCATAGGCGGTTTTATAGTCCTCTAACCATAGTTCAGGCCGGTGGGCTTCGCTTGGGTCGCCAATAACTACCGAGTCTTGGCGAAAAGTGGTTTTCACTTTGCGGCCATCGGGTAAATCAAAAAAATCATCCTCATTCACGCGATATAGACGCCCATTGAACACCGCCTGTTTAGGGAATAACCAGCCATTTAACTCGCTGGTGTAGCCTAAAAAATTGATGGTGCTCACTTCGGGCATGGTTTCACCTTCTGGGAACCAGTAGGCTTTTTGATGCTGTTCGAGTTGCTTGGTATTGCCGGTAAACATCAAGCCCGCGCCTATATCCATTAAGCGATCTTTGAATTTAGGGGCAGCACCTAAAGCAGATGAAGTGAATACATCTTTATAGATTTGAGGGCGATTACCTTCTTGGCTGGGACGGGTGACACGCAAGTAATAGGCACTCTCTCCGCTCAGTGCATCCCGCTGGAAATAGACAAATTCAGGCTTACAGTTCGCAATATTTTCTAGTTGAATCGGGTTGTCTTCGTCTTTATCGCTGTATTTGGCCGCATACAGTTGATTACCAAACTCAAAGGTGAAGCGGTGTTTCTTGGTATGCTCAACAATCTCCAAGGCTTTACTAGTGGCACTGCTAGCAGTGAGTAAGCGCCCGGTGTAAAACCATTCGGTGAGTTTTGCGCGCTGAATTTGTCCACCACTGGCTTTGAATAGGTCGTTCCAGTCGCATTTCTGCCGATCGGGTGCAATACACGCTTCAGCGTGTTCGTGTAATGCCTGTAGTTTGCGCACAAACTCCTTGGTATAGCGCTGGCCTGCGGGGTCATTATCCAAGGCTACGACCCAGTGAATGCCTTGGCCTAAGTAGGCTTGAATCGACTTTTCCGGCCAATTATTGCAGCTCATTAAAGCGACTGCTTGAAAGCCTGATTGAATTAACGACAGCGCGTCTATAATTCCCTCGACCAAAAAGACTTGTTTACCCGATTCAGGAAGAAAGTCTCTGCCTTGCCACCATAAGCCCTTATAACTACCGTTAAAATGCGCTTTTTTCGGCTTGTCGGGCAGGTCGATCACTTGAATGAAGCGTTCCCAATAGATGGTTTTCTCTGCATTCAGGAAGAAACGCACCGTTTCAGTTCCTTTGGGTTCGCGTACCGCTTCGCGCTCATAGCGTTGACCTTGGACAAACTCACCCGCGAACAAAGCAGAGTCTAAGCCCCTGCTCTTTAAATACGCTTTAGCGGTCGCGTTCGGGTCGGTCTTGGTGGCTGGATAGAGTTCGTGCAAGGGCTGCCATAAATCGGGGTATAAGTCGCGGGTTTTCATACCCCAATTGCATTTTGCTTCTCGTCCGCATTTCAGATGGTGCGGTTCAAGTGCACTGATAAATAGCTCTTTTTTGCCACATTCAGGGCAACGGCCTTCCCGTAGATAATCGCCCTTATGTTTCAAACCATAATCAGCTTGTAAGCGCGGAATGATTTTTTCAAGCTGCATGGCTCACCCCCGCTTTAATCGGTGCATTTGTCGGAAAATCCGTAAAAGAGAGGTGAAAAAAGAATGCTGTTGTTCTATACTGGCTACTTGACGTTTGAAATTTAGAGCCTTGATTGTTACTAGCAATCAGGGCTTTTGTTTGTGTGCTGCTCATAGTTCCTTATCCTTGGGTGTATTCAACCACCATTGTTCAATTGCTTGTTCTGACCATCTGACCGTGTGCCCTTTCCGTTGTGGTGGGGGTAGTATGCCATCCTTTAGCCAACGATAAACGGTGGTGCGGTGTACTCCCAATTTATCGGCGACAGCATCCGCACTTAAAAAACGATCTTGTAAGGCTAAATCAGCTTTGCTGTGGCGTTGTTGATTACGCCATTGCTGTATATCTAAAACTTTGAATGATTCTAATCCCCTGTTTGTTTGGCTCATGGTTGTTACCTCTTAGATTGAAAAAAGGGGCAAGGCTTCCCCTGCCCCGTGGTTGGTTAGTGGCTCAGTTCCAAGCGTTCGCCCTCCCCTTTGCGAGCCTGCATTAAGGTGGCTCTTTCCGGTTTTTTGGCATTGTGCCAATCGTCTGAACAATTTCCGCCGTCCGCTCTTGGGTTGCGATTATGCGAACAAAATAAGTGCCATTTATTCACTTTTTTAAATTCTTTCCCGCAATTTGGACAGTTCACTAAGCTATTGACCTTCGCCTGTTCAGATTGAGCGTAAGCCTCTGATTTTTTCCAACTTTCCCCTGTGCCTGTAGGTTTTACAGGTTCCTGTATAACAGGTAACTGTAAGCCTGTTTCAGGCTGTGTAGGGGTAGGGGCAATCATTCTAAATTGCTCAATTGACGCGCTAATTTTTCCGGTATTAATTGAAATAGCACGCTCATTCAATTGACGCATAGCACCCAAATAGTGAAAGCAAATCTTGAAGGTAAGAATCAAAAAGAACGCGAGTAGGGCAGAGCTGACCACATGACTTAAGCCAAATACTTCAGCCAGAAAACGAATCATGGCCTGATGTTTGGTTTCGTCATATTCAAGTGTTTTGGCCTGCGTAATCGTATTTTGTAGCGATTGCGTTCTATTCGCTTGCTCTAGTTCTGCTTGTTGCTCAAGGCGTAGGATACGCGCTTGAATAGCTTCCATAGCGGCTTGCTTACCTAACTTTTTCGCCTCTTCATAGCTTGCTTGTAAACGACTGAGCTGTACTTGTGCTGGTGTGAGGGTGCTAGTAGTTGCTAATACATCAACCGCTCGAATAGTAGCTTTATACACTTCAGACTGAGTGGATTTAAAAGCAACCGTCGATTGCTCACGCTGCATGGTCGCTGCTGATTCCGCAAAGATGGAAAAGCCGACCGAAAACCCCATCACGAGTAAATACTCTTTAGCCCGGCCTGAGTTAAATAAAACCGCTTCGGCTATCGTGATAGCGGTCGCTAGTGCTATGCCCATTGCAGCGTAAACAAACTGGATTGGCCGCCAGTCATCCATATATTCAAATTCTGCACCCGCAAAGAACTGACCAATAAAGAAGGACATTAAGCACCAGCTCGCAAAGCTGGCACAGATAAAACCAAGGCTTGCGGTACTGTAGAACTGCTTTAATTGCTCTAGGGTGTAATAGCGTGAGTAATGCACGGCCTTAGCATGATGCTGTGCACCGTGTTGGTAAGTGACTAATTCATTCATGGCTAACCCCCTTAAAATCCTAAAACGATCAACACCGATGCAACAATGAACGCCCAAAAGCGCCCATGATGCTGATGTTGGTAGGCCAATAGTGCCCCAAAGACAAAGGCAAGGCCGATTAAGCAGAATGGCAATTGCTTTAGGTTCGCGTTGATAAGGGTCGGCAATAAGCTAATGAATACGACCAAGAGTAGGGCCGTAGTGAAGGCTAGCAGCTCATAGCCATAGTTAGGGGTAGGAGTGTTGAGATCGTTCATACCTTCCCCTCCTGCTGTGCACGTTGGCTGTGTTGGTTGCTCTCTAAAAGCTCTTGAGAGAGTTCCTTATGTAACTTTTTAGCGGCGCTCATTTGTGCCCATGCTTTATCCGTAGCAAGGCGTAAGCCGTGGGTGACGTGATCAATTTCAATCAGCTTGTGTTGCTCTATGGAATCAATGGCTAACCAAAGCAAGCTATAAATGGTCTCTAAATCATCATGCATACGCTCGACCGTGCAATGACGATCAATGCTTAAGGGTTTCATGCTTTGCCCTCCCGCTTAGTGTTGGTGAGGATACTTTGCTTAATCCATTGCACCCATAACTGGGCAAGTGCGGGTGAACGTTGTTCAGGTTTGAGGTGTTGAACACGGGCTGAAATGCTGCGTTTAGCAGTGGCTAGCTCTTGATCAAAGCCAAAAGAATGAGGGTAGCTCATACATGCACCTCTCCACGGCTGTTCAGGTCGAGTTGCTTGCACCAAACGGTAATGGTTTCGCGGTGGATACCCATGAGGCGAGAAACTTCGGACAAGTTGCCCTTAGCTTCGGCAAAAAATAGGGGAAGAATGGCTTGATGGAAGGCGTTTAAGAGCTGTGCATAGGCTTGACCTTTGCCCTTATTGGCTTTGTCCGTGTGTGCCTGGTGAAGTGCATCTAAGAAGGTTTGAAAGGGAATTAGGCAAGGTGTGCCGGTAGAAGTAGGGTTGAAGCCCTTCGCTAGGTGTGCAGGCGCACCCATAGCGGGTGTTTGCGTGTTTTGCATCGCGTTGTTCTCATTGGTTTGTTTGAAGTGTTGACTACCTAAAGGTAGTCGGGAGCCTTCAAGCGCACCAATGGTAGCGCTGCAAGTATTGCCGCTGTGCGATGTTGTATTCCTTGCTACTCCCGACAATTCGTCAGAATCGCCTAGTGTAGCGGAAATAGAAAAACCGCTCATGGGCGGTTGCGTATTCTTTACTTTGCCGCCACTGGATTGCTTGAAGTTGTGCCGAGTGCATTCACCCGGTACGTTTTTAAGGCTAGCAAGTGATGGTTTATCCGTCAAGCGGGATTTGACGGGTTTTTCGGAATTGTATTGGGTGGTTCTGGCCATTAGAATAAACCTGTCATAACAATTATCGTTCTTTCAAAGCCCGCTTTCGTCAGCGGGCTTTTTTTATGCCTAAAATCGGTGTTTTAACTGCACTTTCTGCAAAGTAGCTCTAGGCTTGCTAAGTCTTAGCTTCCTTGAATTTCCTGCTTTCTTGTACTTGTTGCTATCCAGCCGTGAGCCGCGCTGGATAGCAAAAAAGTGTTTAGTCCGCCTGCTGTACGGTATGCATTTGCTTGAACTGCTCTAAATCAGCGGTTTTGTAGCGATAGACATAGCGTTGCTTATGGTCACGACTACTCGTGGCAGGGAACTTGATACATTGAATGGGTAGCTTGCCAATGGTGCGATAGCTCAAACCTAAATAACGCGCCGCTTCACTTCGGCTCAGATAGTTTTCATTCATCAGATCTTTCCTTTAATTGCTGTTGTAAGCGCCGAATGCTTTTTGTAAGGGTTGTGGATGGCTTGAGTGCATACGCTTCTTGAAAGTGGAATAAAGCGGCTTTAGGGGCAGTCTCTAGCAGTACCAACGCCCTAGCGCGGTGTAACTTGGCGGTAATCGGGTCGCTCATATCGTGTGTGCGTACCAATTCAGCCAGTTTCAACACGTGGCCTTCATAGAGGCTCGGGTCAGGGCTTTTTAGCACCACATCGGTTAAGCTTTCGGTGAGTACTTCGGCCAAGCTGCGTTTAAAACCTTCCGGTGCAAAACTATGGCGATAGCCACCCGGCTTGGTAATGAAATAAGCCAGCGCTGCTTCAGCAACCACTAAACCACGCTGAAATTCTTCGACATCAAAACACCAAATACAGACCCGAATTAATACCGGGTCATTGATGGGTTCAGGCCGATTCAAGGCCAGTTGGCAATAGTCCCCATACGCCTCTAATAGCTCGCGCTTCACCTCATTAGCACGTTGGCGACTGCGAATCGTGGATAAGCGCCGCATATCCTCCGCGAGCTTCACTTTCATTAATTGCAGTTCGCGGCCTGCGTTACTGGCTAGCTCGGGTGCAGCTTCAAGCGTATTCAGTGAAGTAACCGGAACGCCTCCCCGTGGCAGTACCACGGGTTGCGCTTGCGACCAATGACGGGCAGCGGGTGAACTCATGGCTTAGCCCCAAGTACCTGCTGGCGTTTTTAACTTCACGGATTCAGGGCGAATCCCTGCGAATTTGCCCAAGTCTTCAATCACATAAGCATCATTGCTGCTTAAGTATTCTTCGACTCGATCTCGTTTAGGGTTATCAATCATGGCGCGGCGCACCGCACCCAATTGGAAGTAAATCGACAGATTGTCGTAACTGGTAATCACTGCCCCCCGATTCGGGAAGAAAGGCACAGTAACGGTCGGTAAACCCGCCACGGCTTGATTGGCTAGCCAAATTTGTAAGGCGTTGCGCTCGGTAGCAGCGGTGCTTTGGTTGTAAAGGGTCAGGCCGTGATTCACCCATAATTCACGCCCAACAATGAGAATGAGGTCATCCCCGCCTTGATGCCACGGGTCAAGTAAGTTGCTCAGCATGTCAAACGCTAAAGCATCTAAGGTGTTGTAAATGCCACCGTCGCCAATGGTGTATTCATCAGCGGTGGCTGTGCCGGTGGAGTCATAACCCATTAAGCGCTGCGGTGCATTGAGGCGTGCCCGTTCTAGCCAGCCAATATTCACATCTTGCAAAAGTGGATTCGCGGCTTTATCCGTATCGTTGGCCGTGTTGGTGAGGCCATTCCAGCCGACCATAATGCGATCTAGTGCCATCCGCTTCAGGACGGCTAAGCGATAACGACGGGCAAAATCGGGGAACTTTGCCCATGCGTCCATCGTGCGATAACTGATATGGGTATCAAAATTGGTTTGCTTGGCTTCATAGTCATTCGGTTCTAAGGAGCCTACATAAGCGGTTTCGCGCTCTTTGCTGTCAGTATTGGTGCGACTTGCGACCGGACTACCCACGCCTAAGCCGAGTTTTTGCCCTTTTTGCTCGCCTACACCAATAATATTGATCTGCTTGAGAAAATCAGACGATTCGCCCATTTGCTCGACTAGCTTTTGCTCAACAGACGGGCTTAGATTGAATTTTTCGCTCACATCCAAAACTTGATTGGCGGAAGCAGTTTCTTTTTTAATCTGATTGAATTTAATACGAGTATCGTTGTTCATTGTGCTTAATCCTTAATTACCAATTCCAAGTGTCTGTAGTGCGGCCGCCTGTCTGTTCAGGGCGTTTAGGGTCTGGGCTTTCTGCCATGAATGCGTCAAAGCGTTTTCCTAGTTCGACAAAGGGTTTAATTTCTTGCTGGAGAGCTTTGATTTGCTGTTCAAGCTCAGCAACGTGCTGTTGATTGAATTTTTCAGGTTGGGGCGGCGTGATGGGCACGCCTTTAAAATCGGGTTCTTTCTGCACCGTGAGCATTTCCAACATGGCACGAATGGCCTTGAGGTCATCCTGTTCAGCACAGTGGCCGAGTTCACAGGCGACGGGTGAACTAAAGAGATTGTGAGGGTGTTTAGCGGTACTGAATTGCATAATGCCTGTACCGAGGCTTGCAGGTGAGTCGGTGACACCAATCCCCATGAGGTACGCGCCGCCCGTGGTCGGAAAGTCGGGGTGAATCTCAATACTTAAATGCAGTTTCTGCCCATTGCGTACCATCGCCACCAGTTCAGGGGCGGGTTCTAATTGCACATATAAAGCCAGTTTTCCGGCTAGAGTGCCTTCATTCAGTAGCTCCGCTTTCACCGCCGCTACACTGCCCAAAGCTTTGAATACGCTATCTGGCATAAGACCACGCAAGTGTTCTAACCAGATTTGTGCGTGGTACAGGTTGCGATCATAGCTTGAAGCGATTTGCTCTAGTTGTGGTTTAGTGATTTCCCGACCATCAGCGGTTTTGCCTTCAACGGCGGCGCGTATCCAGTCGGTTTTTAATGGTGTAGACATGCGAAGTTATTCCCTTGTTGAAAAGCTTTATCTTCAAGGGACTTCCTGATTTTTTGTACTTGTCACGTTCCAGCCGTGAGCCGCGCTGGATACCTAGCTGCTGAGCGCACTGGAACGTAGAACGGAAAAAATCGCAAAAATGCGCTTCCACTCCCGCTCGCGTTGAAAATAACGAGGCAAAAATTACGAGGGCTTTTTTACGAGTGGAAACCGTGTCAAGGCTTATGTAGTCTGGCTTTCTGTTGGGGTTGGCATGGTTTTAGAGGGATAATAACCGCCAAAAATAAGAGAGGGGTCACACTCATTTTCGTTAAATTCTGCATGCCGCTTGTTTTTTTAGATTCAGCTTGACAATGGCTAGAAATGAAAAAGCCGGAACGTGTCCGGCTTGAGGTAACCATGATAAAAGGGGGCGCTGCTTAATGACTGAGTGGCAAGGCTTGGCTCAACGCTTGGCGTACAAAATCATTGAGGCTGATACCTAAGTCTTTAGCTTTTAACATAGCGGCTAGGTGCAGATCATGCCCGACTCGGACATTAAAACTTCCTTTGCAAGGCTGCTCTGGCTCATACCCTTTGGCTTGGCAAGTCGCGAGATAGTCATCAACCGCTTCTTCAAATGCAGTTTGTAACGCTTTTACGGTTTCTGCTTCATAGGTTACCAGTGCAGCAATAAACATCAGTTGACCAAATAACACGCCATCTTCAATCGAAGCTTCAACACTACCCACATAACCCTTATATTCCAGCATTTTCATAGCATTCCACCATTTTCTAACTTTTCGCGCACTTGGCGAATGACATAGGCTTTCACTTCATTACTAGGATGCGGTCTGTGCAAGTTAATCAAGTCTAAGGCGTTACCATTATCAAACTTGACGCGAGAGCCTGCCCCTTCTTCTTGGGTGTAACCTAACTTCACCAACAACGAACAGAGTTCATTCCATGTCCACTTAGAATCTACATTACGTATTTTTTCCAGTAGCTTCTCTAACTTGGTCACAACACAACCTCTTAACCTAAGACCGTTGCAACTAATTATAGTTACAAAAAATCACACTTCAAATAATTGAGAAATAAAAACTGACTGGAATAGCCCCGCTTGTACGTGAATACTTTTGCACGGGTGAGGATAATCACCCAAAGCATGCAACTATGTGAGAGTTAAAAGAAGGCCGTTGTTAAGTCACTAACTTAATAACGGAAAGGAAACCTACCATGTCCGAAGCCATAGAGTCTCAAACCACTTTTGACGCTATCGAAGATGAACAAGCGGAAGTGGTGACACTTGAGGAATTAAAAGCATGGTTGCTTGAAAGTGAATCCTAAAAATCCAACAAATACGACTTCGTAGGGAATTATCTAACGCCCCGCTCTTTGATCTTTTCCGCTGCCCATTGTCGTTCTGGGTCACTGATTGCCCCATTGATTACACCATCCAACTGATAGCGCTCATTCCCTTGCACCAATGCCGCTAAATAGCGCCCGTGATGGGTGTGCATTCTTAGAACCTTCTGCACTACTTTTTTCGATGCACCGGGGAAATGTTCATCATTGACTAGCCGGAACACATCTTTATCTATTCCAAGCGCTAAGGGCTGGAAATTCAACCAAACGGGAAAGGCATTCAAGCGGTCGTTTAACTCCTTGGCCTTCAAGTCGCTGGGTGCAATAGCGGGCTTCTTGGTGGGTTTTCGCGTTGTTTTTTTCTTATTAGTCGGCTTGCCAATGGGTTTACCTTTGGGATTGGCCGGTTTAGCCGGTGCAGGGCTTAATTCTTCGCGTCGGATGATGCGCTTGCCAGTACGGCTAATCGTTCCCGTGGTTGTGGGGGTACTAGCAGGCTTTTTATTGAGGCTTAGTGTTTTTTTGGGGGTATCGGTCATGGTCTCTCTGTACCCGTGGTGTGAGTGAATCGGGGTTTCCCGGCTGGCGGTATTGTATGCGGCAAGTGTAGCACCCTGCCCTTGAGTTTGAATAAAAAACCAAAGGTAAGTATCTGTACGATTGAACTTGCTTTGGGAAGTGTCGCAACTGTCGCAACTGTCGCAGTCGCAATTGCGACAGTGAGAAAAGCAGGATTCTGAGTAACTCTAAAATAAAGGTTAAATAGATTATTTATAATAAAAATAATAACTTATATATATTTTATTATTAATTAGTAAATTCTATATATCTAATTATCCATCACTTTACCCCTTTACTGTCGCAACTGTCGCAACTGTCGCAACTTTTTTATGATCATTTTCTACAGACGGAAAAAAACCGGATAACAAGACCCGGCTTGATCACTTCCACCTTGGTTATTTTGCTTTTCTAAATGCCACTATCTGACCGCCTGCCCTGAGTTCATCTAGGCAATCTGCCCATGCTTGCAGCATCTCCCGCCGCTGGTGAATCGCTTCGCTACTATCAGCGCGGTTATAGCGTCCGCGAATACTGTTATCACGGTGGGCAAGTTGTTGTTCTATCAAGTCCATGTCCCAAAGGCGGGTACGAGTATCCTGTTCACGCATACGATTCAACAATGTGGAAGCCATGCCCCTAAATCCATGTGGGGTCATGGTATCGTTGTCATACCCCAACGTCCTTAGTGCAGCTCTAACTGCATTTTCACTCATACAACGACTTGCACCACGTGCATTAGGGAATACATAGGCAGATCGTCCCGTATGAGGGTATAGCTCGCGTAAAACTGCTACCGCTTGAGTTGATAAGGGGATGATATGACTGGAAAGGTTCGCTTGCTTTTCGTGGGTAGGTGCTTTCATACGCTTAATCGGGATCGTCCATAAGGCTTGATCAAGGTCTATTTCTGACCATTCCGCTGCTCTCAACTCTCCCGGTCTCAACATGACTAAAGCAGACAACTGCAAGGCACATTGAACTATGAATGTCCCTTCAAAATGATCTATATCGCGTAAGAGTTGCCCCACTTTGACTGGATCAGTCAGGGTTGCAAAGGGCTTTTTACTTCTGGGTTTAAAGATGATGTTGTTATCAAGGTCTACTGTCGGGTTACGTTCGGCCAGCTCTAAAGAAATAGCATGTTTATAGACTTGGCTAATGTATTGCTTCACCCGTCTAGCTGCATCCCCTGCCCCACGTGCCTCGATGCGCTGTACCAAGCGGGTAATCTCTGCTGGGGAGATTTTATTAATATTCTTCTGCCCTATCCACGGGAAGGTATCATTCTGTAAATAACGATTGACCCTAACAAAATGCCCCTCTGACCATGTTGACTTATTACGCTCTACCCATTCTAAGGCAATCACCTGAAAACTCTGCTTACCTGCTTGGCACTCCAACGCTTGCAAGTGCTGCTTATGGTGGGTTGGGTTAATACCTCTAGCCACTAAAGCCCGCGCCTCTTCATGTTGTTCTCGGGCTTCTTTTAAGCTCATTTCAGGGTAATTACCCAAAGAATGAATAGCTGGTTTCCCCTCTATTCGGTAACGATAACGCCAGTATTTCCCAGTCTTGGTTACATACAGCAACAAACCGCCCCCATCTGCATAAGTTGCTGGTGAACCATCTTTTTCAGGCTTGGCATTTTTAACGGTTGAATCTTTTAGTTTCTTATTCATTTGTGTATATCGCTCTCTTTAAGTTGGAACGATATACACAATAATATGCACAATTTAATGCTATGCCATGCTACTTCATGCAACCACATGCAACAAAAAAGCCCTTGCAGATTGTGGCCTGCAAGGGCTTTTAGGACAGTATGCAACAACATACTACAATATTTTGGTAGGCATAATTGGACTCGAACCAACGACCCCCACCATGTCAAGATTGCTGAAAAAACTCGATAAACAATTGTTTTTTAAGTAGATGGCTTTAGATTTTAAATACAGACTTAAATAAATTCGCATTAATAAAAACAAACACTTAAAGATCATTTGCAACAAAACTTTTGTGCTTAAGGAACCTAGCGCTCTCAGTTAATCCTAATTATTAATTACTTTGATTGAATGATCTGCGCGACTTGAGTCATAGCCTCCAACGCCTCAACGATACTATCCTCATCACTCATCCCTTGAGCTGCTTGCACTGACAACAGCTCACCACGCTCTAGCTTTCCGCTGACTAGTGTCATTAGCGGTGCAGCAATCAGAGCTGCATTACGCACATCATCAATTGATTGAGCTGTTGCTAACGCACTAAATATTTTTAATTGGATGTTTAAAGCAGCGGAGAGCGCGTTGGCGGTTTTCCCCAGTAGTGAGTCTATATCATATTTTCCGTAAATATTTTTACGAAGCGCATTTTGTGCTGACATTTTTTTAGCTATATCCATGTCTAATGGATCGACATGTACATTTTTAAAACCAGCTTCAGTCATGCGCTCAATGCCGATTTCGGCATCAGCATAATCAACCATGCTAACAACATTTGCATTTGCATCTAATAATTTGACTAGCATCACAATACCTCAATACTTAATGGCGTAATACGACCGCCAGTAAACTTTAAACTAGCAATACCCCCAGGTGCAGCCTGGGTTGTAGCGTCAAATATGATCTGATTAAAATATTGAGATATTATTTTTAGTCTTAAGTAAAAATGATTATTAGATGCTACATAAAAAAATGGAGCCATGCCGTTATCTGTACATCTCTGCTGATGTACACCGGTATAATATAAATATGCTGATATTTGCTCATCACTATTTAAATTAGAACCATAATTATATCCACGAATTCTGTATGAACACATAAGAGATGCGGCATTGTTTTTTAGCAATCCTGTATCTAAATGTAAGTACGCCATGCCATCCGCTCCTGAGTCTCTAGTTACTAATGCAAAATCGTCTGATCCTGCCACGCCCGCACTCTGATAGTTTAGTGTTCCCCCGAAAATACAAAAATATGTTTTTTTCGTCCCCGTACTGACGATCCCTTTATTTAACTCATTTATTGCATTGTTAACAGCAGTTGTTAGCTCTGTGCGCTTTTGCTCATGCAGCGCACTCTGCTGCGACCAATTCTGCCAACTCACGCCTAGATCAGTGAGATCTGAGCTGAACGTAGCATAACTGTCGTTAGCAGCAGCTTCCGCCTGAACTGCGCCATCTTTTGCGGCCACGGCTTGCTGAATATAGTGAGTCATTTCAGGAGCTAATGCACCCTTCGCTTCCTGTGCCGCCAGCGCCGCCGCCTCTTCGGCTTGTGTTTTTGCAGTCTGAGCTTGCTGGATATACCCCGCCATATCTTGCTCAAGCAGCGATTTGGCCGCTGCTGCTGCTTGCTGTGCTGCTGTCCCAATCGACCCCGACACTTGTTTTTGCGCCGCCAAAGCAACACCCGCCGCATCCACGGCCAGTTGAGCATTATCAATCGCAATCTGATTCGCTTTAGCCGCGTCTGAGGCAGAGGTTGCTGCATTTTTCGCTGATGCATCAGCCGCTGTGGCGAGGTCTTGAACTTGAGTCAGCACCCCATCCGCCTTAGCAGCCAATTTTGCCGAATTCGCAGCAGCCAGCGCAGACGACTCTGCTTGTTGCTTGGCGGTATTCGCAGCCCCTGCATCTTGAGCGGCTGCTTTGGCACTGGCGGCTGCTTGCTGTGCCTGGCTATTGACCTCAGCATCTTTAGCTTCACGCTCCTCAGCGTAATTTGACATTCGCAGCCACGCGGTATTCGTTTTGGTGACAAAAGCAACGGTATCACCCGCTACTAATAAAATGTCCCGTAAATTCAAGCCCATGCTTTACACCTCGACCAAGCTGAGTTGTGTGGTATGTTGTTGATAGTTGGCGTGTACATAAGCCAGCGGCTGCTCCAGCAAGCCAATAAACGCATAGTTATCTTGTTGGTACGCAGAGCCTTTGGGCAGGCCCGACACGAACACTGGCTCATTCGCATACCTGACTTCTGCGTCATAGATCGTTTGCCGATCCAGCTCCCCCATATTGCCTAAGCTCAAACTCCACGCCTTAGCTTTACGATTGAGTTGATCGCGCACACCAAAGCCACTGGCCAAACGCGCTACTGAACCATGTACTAAAGGCGTTAAGGTATTGCCGTAATCAAAGGAGTCATTGAGTGGGAGGGATTTACCTGCGAATAACAGACCCAGCTTTAGATTCCTGCTGGACGCGGCATTGCTGATCGTCACACGAATTTTTGAGGCAGTGGTCAGTGGTAAGGGTACATAAACTGTATCAGCATAAGGCTTAGCGCCGGGTGGCAGTGGATCATAAGGATCAATCCCGCAGCGCCAAACCGTACTAATCGGTAGCTGACCCGTGGCAGCCGTCGGCCCCAACAGTTTGCTTGCTAACACCGCATTGCTTGCGTCCAGCAACTCTACACTGACATTCGCCAGCTGCGGCAAATTGTGCTGATTGAGCACTAAAGTATCGAGCTCAGCCCCACCACCCAAACTGCACTCCAGCACCACCGGCTGATTCGCATCAAACTCGCAATAGCGTGAACGATGCTCTTGAGCCAACCAAGCCACTTGGCCACGCAATAAGGTGCCACTGATTAACGACACCGTACCCCGCCGCACCAAATCCCCAAATACTAATTTTAAAGGCGTGCAGCTCATAGCAGCAGCTCCACATCCGTTAAGCCACTGGAACGAGCACGAGCCATGCGGGTAATCAATCCCACCCCGCGCACGTCTTCACAATCCACACTCACGCGATCACCGACTCGCAAGCCCCACGCGACAGAACGCATTTGACCCGTCCAGCGCCGGTGTGCTGAACCTTTACGTTGTGTTAAGAGCGCCAAGAGTGCCTCTGCAACGGAGGCTTCCACAGCTATGCTGGCGTGCTCAAGAGAAGATTCAAATGCACCGGTACTCGCAAAACTGGCTCGAGTGAGTGTGTTATGTGCTTGGGTAAGTCGAGTGGCTTGAGCTTGGGTTAATACCCCCACTTCGACCGCACCAGCGAGCACGTCCTGATCTAAAACCACATGATTAGGGGCAAAGTTGAGCGTGAGCTTATTCACTGGCCGCTCTAGTGCAGCCGGTTGTAAATCTAAAACATCATCATCAGTAATCGTAATATCCAGCGGCTCAGCTTGATCCGAGATCAATTCAATCCGACCCAACGCATCTAAGCGCCACCAGCAACCTACTGAGGCAACCAACTCATCCAGTAAACTCGCAAAGCTAGGCTCGCCAGTGACATATAAACCCACCACCGCTAAGCGCTGCCAGCTTTGTGTTCCAAAATGGACGACTTCAAACCCCGCCCGATTAGCAATGACTTGCAACACCGACAATAAGGTCTTATCACTTTGCTGGACTTCGCAAGATAGCGTCCCCACCGGGCTATTCGCGAGCTTAAACTTACCTGCCGACAATAAAGGGGTGCAATCAACCGGAATACCGTTATCACGTGGCTGCACGCTTAACACAGCCCCGTCATGTACCTGATACACTTGTTCCGCGTAATCAATCAAAACCGGCGCGACATTAAACAATGCGCCAAAGCACAGGGGTATTTCTTTAAGTTCGCCCCGCACATCAATATCTAATTGCGGAATAGGCTTTTCGAGCAAAGCCCCCCGATCCACTACATCGAACGTAAAACGCCACCCATCGCGGCGTACATCTTCAATCAACGTGCGAGCAATCGGCACAAAGGCGGCCCGTGGCCACGTCACATCCCCAAAATAAAACCGACACTCACAGCCCACCCAAGCGTAACTTTGCCAATCGTCCGGCGTGCTGTGATTAATCACCACAAAGTCACCCACACCGGCATGCGTCTCCAGTGATTCTTCAAACACTGGGTCCTCTAACAGCCATGCATCGTAAGCTGTACCAGACTCTGATAAATACGGTAAGGTCGATAAATAAACCGTGCCAGTGCTGTGCTCGGCTTCAATCAGCACCGTGCGATGGGCGTCAAATAAGGGATTCGTGAGCCATGCAATAAACTCTGGTGTCATGCACCCACCTCCACTACTTGACGGTCTGTGCTAATGACATTACTCATGGACTGGGTTTGCACGGCAGATAGCCGTGCTTTTAAGTCAGCTAGAGGATCGACCGCTTCAGCCGTTACAGTGACTGAGGCACTACTAGAGCTAGCCCCACTACCTGACCCATCACAGCAATGTTTACCCGCGCGCATATCAGACAGCATCTGATACATGATCCATTCTAGGGTCATCTCTGGCGGCAGGCTGCCAGTTTCGTCGAGCTGAACCAGATCAATGCGATCCCGACTCACATCACCCGTAATAATCAGTAGTGATCCATTGCGGGTGTAATCTTGCGGTGTGAGCAATTGCCCATTTAGCAAAACCAAATAGTTTTGGCTTAAGGAACTCGGCAGTGTGACTACCGAGTTACCCGCCATTAACACTGCACTGGCAGGGTAATACTGCATCTTAGGCTACCGGATAGTAGACCACGTGCATCACATCACCCGGGTCTGGGCTAGCTACAAAGTGTAATAGTAGTGGATTGGTAGCATCTTGTGCCCAATCCGCCACTGGATAGGTATCAAGACCATTCCACTTGGGCAAAAATAAAAGATCCGTATTGCAATCACTAGGGAGCAAGAAATCCTTGTTTGTTCCGTCAATAACCCCTGCCAGCACAGCACGCTTCATCACATGATTGGCATTACTCGGTACAGCAGTCGCTAGCGTCTTGCCAATATACTGATAGCACTTAACTCTGATTGAATCGGCTTGAGCACTCCCCGTTTCTGTACGATTTTCGCTATTAAAAACTAGCACACCTGCATCGTAGTCTAATGACCAATCAGAGGTATGTAGTTCAGGAATCCGAGCATTGCCCATGCTTGACCCACCATACACCTCTGCCACATACAGTGGCCCACCCATCGCCGGATCAATCAGACGGGTAAGCATATCGCTTTTATCACCCGATCCTGAGTCCCAAGTCCCTTGCCATGTTTCTTTCAGTACCCATGCTTTGTTCCCGGGTACACCTCGATCCAAGGTTAAACGCAGATCAACAACCCGAATACGCGGAATATTCTCTTCAAAAAACTTGGCATTCGTGGTCGTATAGGCTTTACGCTTGACGTCCTTAAACGATACGTCGGTTTGAATTGCACTTGAAATAGCCATGCTTTACTCCTTACCAATCGCTGCCACACCTTGCTCAGGAAACAAGAGTTGACGATAACCGTCCGCACTGTTGAGTTTGGTTTCGTCAATCACACGATAGGTTTTTTGAGTGGCAACATCACCGGTGGCCACCACGACCACATCACCTTTTTGTACTTGGGCTGTGGTCAGGGCAAACATGGCCGCCTCAGAGGCAACCGTAACGGTGTCGCCGATTGCTAGTGCTGGCAGTTGACTGGTCAGCAACTTACCGCCCGCATCTAAAGTCGCAATACCATTCGCCGCACCTTTACTGGCGATGATGTTGTTAATGTTAGTGGTATTAACAGGCACTTGAGCAAGTACGTCTTGAACGCTTTGCTCTAATAGACCGAGAACAACTGATTTAGCCGCAATTTGCTTAGCGGCATTAATGAGAGAACGTGCCATGAGAGGCTCCTTTTATTTTTGATTGTAACTTCCGCTGCTGGTTGCCCAGCGTAACTACCAGTTGATTAAACTTTTGGTAGTCAGAAGCGGCGTATGAGCGTTCTAGCTCCTCAATCTCAGTCTCGTTCTCAAACTCAAAGATAATATGAGTTGAGGTAATTTTACCGGATTTTCCGGTCGTTAGGCTAATAAAAGCAGCAAAACCTTTAGGCTTGACAGGCACTTGAATCATGCTTGTTTAGCCTCCACACGATCAGCTAATTCCATGATTTCTTTGGCCATGAGATACAAAGCCCCTTGTTCTTCTGCATCCATTGCCTTTTCTGCACTTTGTGTCAGGGAATCGGCTGAGGCTCTAAACATGGCAGCCACTCCGGCATGAGTTAAACCATAGATGGTTTTGATCTGTACCTCGGCCAATGCTTCAACCATGACCATCGCAGCGGTCGCTATGGCTTCGGCCCGGTCAATTTTCGGAGCCTGTTCAATAGGTTTAGGAGTCCATATAGCTTTGAGTTGTTGTATTAATTTCACGCTGTTTTCACCTGTTTAACACGATCAGAACGCCACGCATCCCGACGTGCTTGGTTTTGATTAGTAAGTGACTCTTGGTTTTGGTTGATCATCACCGAGCGTTGCTCGTGATCGACTTGTGCATCTTGAGAGCGGTCTTTGCTAAGCTTTTCTACTTGTTTCTCTAAGCGCTCGTTCGATTCACGTAATCGCTTAATTTCATCTAAAAGGGCTTGATCATTTTCAATACGAGGTGGCTGCACTAAGACAGGATTAAAGTGCATGACCTGCTGTACTTGAGGCATCTCTACTGGCTCATAATGTGTACTATTTTCAGCCAACGAGGAGGCAATATAAGACATTGCCCGAGGCATGAAGTCGAGCAAGTTAATCACGTTGTGGCGCACTGAATCAGATTGCGTTGGGCTAAAAATAATCTCCCCATCATGCGCTTGAATTAACTGATCACCGCGCAAACCATCCGATCCGACTCTAAAAGAAGGAATAGCTGACTTACCAATACTGGCGGCATTATCATTGAGCGCTTTTGTATTTTTCCGCGTATATTCAAGATAAGGCTTTAAATACGATTCAGTTAAACCTCTAGTGCTTTCTGACGTATTCCACACACCTGCTAAATAAGTCCCTGTTAACTGATCACGCGTGTAAGTAGTCAGGGAGTTAATATTGGTTCCAATACCTCTTAAAGCTGTGGTCTCTGACTTCGTATCACCTGTATTTGTTTTTGTATCCCCGGTATAACCAAGGATTCCCTGTAACTGGGCATTTAATTGATCTTTAATGCCGGGCGGCAGTGTATTTACATAACTTTGCAGGCTTTGCAATTCGCGTTTCAACGTAGCGGGATCAGCTGCATCTCTAATCGCTTGCAAGTGCGGTGCTAAGCCACTTTTAATATTATCGGGAAGATTCGGTAAAGCGGCCAATTTATTAGCCATCAAGTTGCCCAGCGCATCAATATTCACGCCGAATTTTTGGGCTAAGGTAACACTATCAACGTGCAATACATCGGCGAGGCTATCGAGCTTGGTTAAAAATCCTTGATTGAGTTTGTCAGTATTTAAACCATAGGCACTGGCTAACTCTTGGCTCGTGACGCCTAATTTCTTGAGTAAATCAAAGCTATTTACATTCAGCTGATCAGCTAAACCGCCAATCTTGCCGATCATAGTCTTGTCGAGCTTATCCGCGTTGATCCCGTAAGCGGTGGCTAGATCAGTGGCACTAACCCCGATTTTTCCAAGTAATTGCAGGCTATTAACATTTAATAATCCGCTTAGCTCAGCAACTTTCTTTACAAACGTAGCATCAAGCTGCTTAACATTGATTCCAAAATCAGCCGCCAAATTATTAATGTTAACGCCATTTTGCTTGAGAATATCCCACGCTGACTTGTCAGTGGCTAAGCCTAGCTGGCCTATTTTTCCAGCCAACTCCTGCGCTAATGCCACCCGATCTTGTGCAGCAGTGGCAGCCGTTGCGTTACTATTCGCACTATTCGCGGCGGCTTGTAAGCTACTAATCGCGGACTGTTGTGCGGTAATTTGCTGCTCTAATGATGCAAGCGAAGTACTGCCAATCGTTCCAGGCTGATTCGGAGCTATGCCTGCCAATCCATCTAACACCCCAGCCAAGCCAGTCAGATCAGCCAGAATTTGAGCGATTTTATCTTGAGATGGCTTAGAGCTAGCATAAACATCCAAGTAAGACTGCTTGAGTTCATCAGCCAAACCTTGGATATTTTTGACTGCATCAGCATCACCTGTTTTAGCCAAGGCTAAGGTAGAGCTGTACTGTGTTTGGACTTCTTGCAGTTTTTGCAGTGGCGTTAATAACTCGTTGGAGCGCTTAAATCCGGCAATATACTCGCGTAAATCAACGGCTAGCTGCTTGAGCTGCTCATAGCGTGCGAGTTCTTCACGATAAGCTTCTTGCGCTGCATTATTCAGATCATCAATGCGTTGTTTTTCGTCGTCGTAGCGACTGCGTAAACTCTCTAAAGCAGCCTCAGCCGCATCGAGAGCAGATTGTGCAGCGGCTTGTGCTGTCGTGCTGGTATCAGCACTATTACTGGAGCCAGAGCTATAAAGATTACTAACTAGACCTTTAATATCATTGGTCAGCGCTGCTATTTTTTCTTTAATTTGCTGAGCTGTTCCGCCCAAGGTTACGAAAGCGCTTGTCATGCCCAGCGCGGTTTGAATCGCCTTTTGCCCAGCCGCGGTATGACTATCTTGAGCACGTATCCACTGGCGTAGATCAATGATGTTTTTGAGGGCCTTATCCCCGACTAAACCATACGTCTTATTAAAATCATCAACCGCTGCTCGTGCCTTTTTCTTAGCAATGGTTTCTTTTTGGGCATCAGTATAAGCGGCATCATTAAATGCCGACCATTGATCTTGGAGCTTTTTGGCTGCTTCGTCAGCCGTACCGCTTAGCGTTTTAAGCGCTTCTACCATATTCAAAAGAACAGCAATATTCTTCTGGCCAGCCTCAGTGGTTTTATCTTCGGCTTCGATCTTCAAGCGCAACTTAGCAATCGTGTCAATGTACTGACTACCAGACAAGCCTAGCTGCTTGTTGTACTCATCCAGCACTGTCTTAGCTTGCTGCTTACCCAGCACCTCACGCTCAGCTTCAGAATAAGCAGCTTGATAATACGCCTCCATTTTGCTCTTGAGCGCATCCATGCCACCGGCTGCATTCGATAAACCAATGGCTAGAGCCAGAACTTCTTCTTTGCTATGTCCTGCTGCCCAGCCCATGCTTTCTAGAGCAGGAATTAGACCGGAGTTGGTGGCATCTTCAATCAGCTTGAAGCGGGCAATAATCTCTTCCGCACTCATGTCTGCGAGTGCTTTACCGGCAGTAAGTGCTTTTTGCAGCGCGTCAGGCAACGCTTGAATGATTGTGCTGTAGCGCTGCTTCATGATTTGCTCAATCGAGAAGCCTTTTGACTCCAAGCCCGACAAAGCTGCTTTGAATTTATCAACACTGTTGGGGAGTGTTTTAGCAATCATGTCGTCTAGTAGTTTCATCGCATCTAAAGCTTTATGAAACTCAGGTACAAAACCTTTTTCGCGTCCAATCTTGTTAGAATCAGAAGTTGCACCGATCAGGCCCAGTGCCGTTTCACGATAATGCTCTTGGCCATTATGCCCACCCTGCCCTGTGAGTTGCTGGCCTTGCTGCATGCCTTGGCCAAAGACTAAGCTTCCTTCTTTTTTACCAAAGATTTTGCTTAGTGCAGCAACACCAGCAATTGCCCAACCCCAGCCGGGTATAGCAGAAACTAGACCACCAAAAGAACTCATGATGCCAGATAGGCCGCCAGAAATTGCTGTCCCAATACCAGTGAAACCACTGCTTGCAGAGCTAGCAATCCCGTTAAATAAACCACCTATACTAGAGCCAACCTTACCAATAGCGGAGTTGACACCCTTAAAGTTAAGGAGCCCCCCAAGTAACCCACCGCCCTGACCATTCGCACCATTTAAAGCTGTACTAATAGCATTGCTCAGATTCTTTTTGATGGGATCAAATAACGCGCTTTTTAGAGTATTAAGGATATTGTCACCAGCAGAACCCCAATCACCACTCATTAACGCATCGGCTAGTTCATCGCCAATACTTTGAGCAATCTTGATCGTTTCCTCTAGCTTCTTGTTATATTCCTCAGCATTTTGAATCCCAACTTGCTGCGCTTTATTCGCATACTCAAAACTTAGCTCAACAGCACGTGCTGCTTTATCCCCACCCTGTAACCGCGCCTCTAAAATCTGACGCTGTTTATTGAGGTCCTGCATGGTATTGCGGTATTTATCGAGGGAAGCGGTCTGCTTTTCAGTCGCTGCAATCGACTCAGCCACCGACCTTGGATAACCTTCGGATTGAGTAAGCGCCAAGGCTCTCAATTGTTCATCTGTTTTCCCAATTGCTTGCTGGGCCAAATAAAACGCATCATTCGCAGCTGTGGTAGCTTCCGCAATTCGATTGCGCTGATACAAAGCAGTCGCTTCTTTGGCATGAGCGGCACTCATTCCTTCTGAAATTTTCTGAGCTTCGTATTTTTGAATATTATTTAAGCCGATCAGCTGATATTCGTCTTCAAGCTCTTTCTTTAAATTACCAAACGCAATTAACTGCTTTTGCTGAGAGAAGGCATAGGCATCGTTCGCTGTAATACCTTGCTCTACTAGCTCGTTGTAATATTGCTGGTATTCATCTAAACCCGTATTTTTAAGCTCTATATCTAAGTTTTTGCGAATACTTACTACAGTATTTGAATAATTCAGCGCCTTAGCTTGCTCTAAATAAGCTCCCGATAAGCCTTGCGCTTTTAATTGAGTAGCATACTGCTCTTGGCCGTTTTGCTTTAATGCTAGAGCTTGATCCTCCAAACCTTTAATGATTTTCTCGCCTTCTAACGCGGCTTTTTGATCCATCAATGTTTGTTTTTGCGTATCGCTTAAGCGTTTTTCAGCTAATTCTGCTTTATAGGCTGCATTGGGGTCACGAATAGCTGCCATTTGTAAGCGTAGGTTTTTCTCTTCTGTTAAATAATCAGCTAGGCTTTCACGGCTTAAAACTTCTTGTTGAGCTACCGTATTGAATTGTTGTTGAGCGAGTTGATTTTCCCGAAGTTGTAATCCTTGCTTAGTAGCAGCGTCAATTTTCTGCTGTGCAGCATTAACTAACTTTTTCTCTTCATTACTCATATGAGCCGTGCGAAGAGCAAGAATATCGGCAGCTGTCACACGCTTATCATCTAACTGCCCTATGTATTTGACGTAATTAAGCTGATCCGTGTAATTTGCGGCTGTTTTAGCAGCACCCGCATTAATAGCAACCGTCTGAACCCGAACGTCACCAATGGACTTAGCAATAGCTTGCGCTATGCCCGCCCGCCGATCCATTTCCACATTTTTATCAGCAGGCCGCTCATAATACCTAGAGACAGCACGTGCAGCTTCAGCAGCGCTTGTTGTTGATTTAAGAATACGGCCGGCCGCCTGTTCTGACCCTTTAGTTAGCTCATAATGCACAAATCTGATTTGTTCCAATAGATCAGAGTCTTTGATAGATTTACCAAATACTTGTGCAAAATTCGCTTGTCGATCAGCATGCCACTGGGCCACCCCATAGGCTTTACCGCCATCACCAACCGCTCCAGGTCTAAACTCACTTTCTTGTTTTAAGTTTGCAGCAATACCGATAGCGTGCTGTCGACTCCATCCAAGTTTTTGGAACTCAGCAACCACTTGAGATGCTGTCCCCACCTGCTTTTTCATGGAAACAACGACATCATTGACCGTTTTTTCCTGTGCAACAGCCATATTAGCTAAGGCTGATTTAAAGCCAATATCTACACCACTTAAGGCATTAGCCGCTTTTTCTAAGTCTTTAGATACCTTTTCACCTAGATTACGCCCCGCTTCTTCTGCCCCCTGTAACGAGGTTTTATAATCATTCGCGGCGGACACTGCTGCATTAGTCTGGTCAATAATTCCACTAAAATCTAAAGCAGACTCATCCAAGCCCATTTCTTTGAGCTTAGCGTTGTATTCATCTAGTAAACCACCACCTAATCCAGCTGCTTCTTGTTGTAAGCGATTGCGTTCTTTAAGGAAATTATTGTACTGATCCGAGCCTGCAGCAGCCCTAGCTTCAGCATCGGATAGATCATTGAGGCGATCTTCATAATATTTGGCAGCAGCTGAACCATGCTCGATTTCAATACGCTGTTTTTGCAGCCCTTCTACAGTGGATTTAATCTTATTTTCATGCGCGCTGACTGCATCAATGGCTCGTTTGAAGCTTTCAGTCAGTTGATCTTGGGCTTCTTTGGTTAGACTAATTTGCTGGCCTTGATCAGCAAGCGCTTGAGTAGACTCATCCGTTGCCTTGCCATAACCCTTTAAGTTTTCTGTAGCAACGACAGTATTGGCGTTATTCGCGTCTTGAGTCGTTTTGATATTAGCCTGTTGCTGCTCTAACTTAGCCAACTCTTCATTAAGAGCGGCTAACTGCTTATTATAAATCCCTACAATACTCACATTGCCTACTAACTCACCATCAATCACTTCAGGTATCGAATACTCAGCGTCGATAGTTTGTAGGTTTCGGTCTAATTTATTACCCTTAGCATCCACACCAGCCAAAGTATTTTTAGTATTTTGTATCCTTGCTTTGAGAGCTTCAATTTCAGCCAAGGTATTTTTGGCAATTAAATCTGTTTCTTCTTTGATTGCCTTTTTGCGATCACTAGATGCATTAATGTACTCAGCATTTAAGTCAACCACCTTTTTAGTAATGTCATGATAAGCAAGATAATTACCTTCCAGATCTTTAATGCTATTGCCTTCATGTGCCTGTTGATCAGCAAGCTTACTTAACCCATAAGCTAGGCCACCCACTGCAATCACTAAAGCCCCTAACGGGCCACCCACTAAAGCTAATGCACCCGCAAAAGTACGCGCTGCGGCCGCACCTAACCCATACTGTGCATTTAATACGGCAGTTGCTTTAGCAGCATCAGCCTGTTTACTCGCAGCCAAAGAGGCGGCTGTAGCCGCAGCCGTGGTAGCAGACGCTGCCTTTTCACGCGATGCAATCAATACTGCTGAAGCACCAGCACTAGCTACTTGTGCAGCTTTTAAACGCTGTAAAGCAGCTGTATATCCATCTGTACCACGAGCAGCAATTAAATCAGCTCTAGCTAATTGCTCAGCTAGCAATAATCGTCGAGCCTCAGCAGCATTAGTTGCTGCTAAGGCATGAGCCTTTCTTGCTTCTAATGCAGCTTGTACTTGTGCTGCTTGTGCATTCTGAGCCGCCAACTGCCCTGTACTAGCTGCTTTAGCCATATCACTAGCAATGCTGGCTTTATCAGCAGTAATCTTGGTATAAGTTGCAGCAATATAAGAAGATAAGGAGCTAACCCCCTTAACTGCCAAATAGGTACCAACCATTGCTAGAGGCACTAGCAACAGCTCTGAGTTTTGTGCTAAACCATCTATTGCTACCGAAGCAGCCCTTGCCCAATTAGCTAATGTAGGTGAAGTGGCCGCATAAATTGAGAGGCTTAATTCAGTAATAGAGTTTTTAAGTCGATTCGTTTCAGCAGAAAGCGATTGGACAGCCGCATTACGTGCATCACCGCCATAAGCTTTATTCAGCTCAATAGCCAATTTTGGCAAAAGATCGGTTGCCAACACCTTTCCATCTTGCAGCATCTTATCAAGCTCAGCGGTTGTGACACCCATTGCTCGTGCTGCCATTTGGAATGCACCGGGCAAGCGCTCGCCTAATTGACCCCGCAATTCCTCGGCTTGGACCTTACCCTTGCTGATCATCTGCGATAGCGCCCGCAAAGTCCCCTCAGTATCTTCTACAGATAAATTGAGCACTCGTGAAGATTGTGCCACCGCTTCAAAAATAGATTTTTGCTGCTTCCCTTCTAAACTGGTGCCTTTAGCCGCTGCAGCCCATTTGCTATAAGCATCACCGAGACTCAACACTTCTAAGCCCAAGTCGTTGGCTACTTTACGGACATAATCCATTTCAGTACCGACTTGCGCCAGCCCGAAAGTAGCAGTGAAGCTGGCTTGCAGCCCCACTACTTTATTGCCAGCGGCATACACACCCATTAAAGCATTAGCAATCGCACTAATTCCTAAAGCGATGCCGGTATACATGACTGTTTGCCCAATAGCTGCACGGAATTGATCAAACGATGCAGCTGCACGCTGTGCTGTTTGATGCATGCTGGCTAGCTGTTGGTTGGTGCGTTTAGACTCTTCATTCAGAGCCTTCACATCACCGCGCAATAAATCGAAAGCACGGATATTCCCCGTCTTATCGACTTCTAGCCTGATCCCTGCTTTTAGATTGCTTTGTGCCATGATCCTTAAGGAGTGCTTGCATGTAGCCGTTCTCAATTGCGCGCAGACGCATAAAGAGATCGACTTGTTGAGTACGTGAAATGCGCTCTAAGCGCATTGCTGATTCGATTTGCGGGTAATCAAGGCCGTTGCGGCCATTGATCCCATCTCGCCACACCCACGGATGCTCAAAATACCATTCCACTGCCACGGCATTAGGGAGGTAGCAAATAAAAGCATTCGTAGGTTTGAGCTCGGACGCCTGCTGATACGCAGCTGCCGATGATGCAGAAACACCCAGAGCACTGAGCTCTTTTGATTCTGCTTGAGGGTTAGCAGTGGGCTTTAACCCCGCCGTTTGTTGGTAGTGCCTTTGTCCAAGTTCAGCAAGTTTTTTATTTCAGCCTCTTGATCTGATTTGGACTTACCGTTCGCAATTTTGGTGACATAATCCAAAATATCTCGATAGATTGGCCAGAAAAATGCGTCAATAGCCAGCACTTTTGAAACCACTTCATCATTCACCGGATAAAGCTCACCTGATGCAGTATCTTTCAAAGACCATTCTTGTAAATTTTCAAGCAGGAAGTCCTTTGCCCACTGGTCTCTGGCGGCATAAATATCACCAGCTTCAACCTCATTACCATCGTCATCCGTGCCGCGTAGGGCTTTATCATGCAAGATGATTTCCTGAGCTGCTTCTTTCATTTCTAACTTTTTAAAAGTTAGAAGCAATTTACCTTCGATACGTGTACCGGGTGGGGTAACTTTAATAGTGCGAGTTACGGTATCTGGCAAATCAGCGAAAATAATTTCCATTAGTTACTTCCAAGTAAAATCAAGGGGGATTAAGAAACGGACGGTTGCCTTGCGTGCAACATCACCGTCAATGGATGCCTTTTCAGGCTGGATAAACTGCGTTTCAGCACAATCAATACGGAAGGTTTTTCCTGCACTGGTGCCATGCTCCAATAAAAACGGAACACGGTTAATGCCATCGTCTGTTTCTGCTAATTCGTAAGGATTAAATTCATCCAGCCAATCCGGCTCAACAAACGTAATATCAGCTTCAACAATGCCTTTTTTCATAGCTGTATATCTACAGCCGCCCGGCTGATTGCGGCGCGATGGCGTATAGCCAGAGATGTTTTTAATAGAGAAATCTTCTACGCAAATACCTTTGCCATTGATTTTAAACAGTGGCGTATTTTGTGCATTGGCAGGAACCGCCAATTGCGTATTCTGTAAACCAAACTGTGCTGCTGCATGCGACATAGGAACTGGACGGATATAGTCGCCCTGCAATTGCACATCAAACTCAGGATCTTCACCTGCTTTCAGTGTTAAACCGATTTGGCCACGCATCCGCTCAGACTTGATCACATAATCAAGACCATCTTCAGCCAAATGACTCACACAAGCATCTAGCATAATGATTTCACGTTGAGTAGCAGCCGGACGATAGATCACCGTACCCGCCACACTATCAATCACTGCGACCATGCCACAGGCACGTAGAAAAATATCGGCGAATGGAACGACACCGGGAGTACCGGAGGGAGCTGCATCCAGCTTAAAATTCATGCTGGTAAATGCATTTTGGATGCGCACTGGCACATCTTGACCGGCATCGCCATCGTATTGTTTTTCTTTCTTATCGCCATCGTACGCTTTGTAATCAACGCCACGAGTTTTATAAGCACTTGCCCCTGTTAGAGCAGCGGCCTCATTAGGATCGGTACGTTCAGCGGCCAATAGCCATATTTTCCGCTCATCATTTTGTTGCGGCATGATTTAATCCTCTAGTTAGATAATGTGTTTAAGCGATGCGGATCACATCTTGATAGGTATCAACCCACGCGAGCAGCCCACCGCCTGACTCTAGCGGCTGCCCTTTAATGTATTGATAAGGTGCATAAGCCTCTGGGCGTTGCCAGCCCAATAAAGCGCTGCGAACAGCAGAACGTAAAATATCCAGCTCTTCGAGTGTGCGTGCATGTAAAACCACCAGTTGTTGGCAATCAACTTTCTGCCCCGCACAATTCAAATGTGCGGGCTCATGCCCCACCCAAACGCCAGGCAAAATCAACACGGAGCGCGCATCTGTGCTACTAGCACCCAAGGCACGGCTCACATCAATCTCTAGAGCGATACGGTAACAGCCCAAAGCCTCTTCATAATCCGATGACATATCAAGCACATCAAAGCCCACAGCGGCTTCTAATGCATTGCCTACCTCGTCTGATAATTCAGTCATTTCCGCATAGCGACTGGAGCGAATAACTAATAAGAAAGTAATGCTATGCGCTACATTGAAGCCTTGGAATTGCCGCACACCCGCATTGCCAATTTGATAAACCGCATCAGGAAAATCACGGTTATCACCTGCTGTTTCTGGATAGACTTGGCCCAATGGGAAATATGGCAGCAGCAAAGCACGCAAATCACGGCTAAAAGTTGCTGCCATTTGTGGAACTGAAAGATTATTTGGCTCTAAGACTGGAATAGTGTCTAACTGTGACTGCAAGCGCTCTAACAAACTGTTCATGCAGGTGTTACCCCATATTTAGCCAAAGCTCGCGCTGCACCACGAGTAAAATAATCCAAAAACATAGGCGCGTTCAGCTCAAAAGCATTTCTTTGAATCCAACGAGCACGAATACCAGGATGAACTATTGCACGCTTTAGAATTATACCCGCATCATTTGCTTTTCTAATTTTAGCAGTAGTCATCCTCTGGCCATCTTTCCATGCTCTTAGCATATGCCGATCAGTCCCCTCCTCCAACCAGTGCATTTTATAAGCTTGCAAGCGACGACGGGGAGTAGCCACTAGCCCACTTCCCATTTTTGAGAGGTTAATGCCATCTGCCACTTTTTTAACTGAACCGACAGTCAACGCCATATCTTCATTTCTTATCCATTGGTGACCAATAGACCGCTTTAAAGCACCTGTCCTAGTGGGTATACCTGCCCTCATCGAATAAGCGACAGGATTAGCCATATCTAGCAAACCTCTTTTACGCGCTTTTATTTTTAAGTCAGTTTGCAAGCCCTCAAGTTGGCGATTGAGCTGCTCAAATTGGAAAGTTTTGATTTCGACCATTGGAATCATAGAATTAATTTCCCCATGATTTGTAGCTCACGATGACGCTGTTCTGGATCAATCAGGGCTTTAATCTGATATACACTACTACCGTACAGCACACGATCATCTACTTTCACATCATCTCGGAAACGCATCAGAATTAAGGCATGCTGCTCATTCAAGTTTTGCTGGGCTGCAAAGTACTCTTTCCAAGCACCTGCATTGCTGCCTTGCTCAACTCCGGCCCACACCGTTGCGTAAGTTGCCCAACTCTCAATTTTTTGCCCGTAACTATCTTGAGTGAGCTGGTAGCGTTGCAAGCTCACTAACTGGCGTAAACGAGCAGAGCGCATTAGCCAATACTCACTAAACGATGAGAATCCAAGAGCCATTGATACCCTAAAGGTACATCTCGAATCTGCAAAGGACTCGATGCTTCACGGTTTTCATACCAATGCGAAGCGATTAATAAAATGGCCTGCTTGACGGTAGGCGGAATGAGTTCAACCCCCAGAACCATATCCAACCATACAGCGTCAGGCCGACCATAGACCGTCGGCAACAGATTTTGATTCGCACACAGCAAGCATTCGCCTGCTATAAAATACAAGCCACCCTCTAGGGTTTGTTGCTTATTGGTAGGATCAAAATACTGTATTTGCCTTATCTCGCGGCAATCAGGATGCAAAGTGAATACAGAAGCAAAAGTAGAAAAGCTAAACCGCACTGCTTGCCGTGCAAAATAGCGGCCTGTGTAATGCTCTGCATCCGCTCTGGCAGCCTGAATAAAACCTGCTAACTCTGCTTTTTCTGGCCCTGTGTATTCATCATCACCCGTAAATAGACGCAGATTGCGCGCTAATTCAGTGACAGTGACGGGTTCAAGCTCAGGCAAAGCAAGCAGGGTTTTCATTAAGCTTTTACCGCAATCTTAGCTTGAATCAAACGAACAGCTTGCGCAGGGCCTACCGTAGCCTTTTCGCCCTTGTTATATAGCCCCCACGCTTTTTCAAACTGCACTAGCACTAAAACTGACGCCTCGTCTGTAGGCTCTGTGACATCTTGAACCAAAGTAGTAGTAGTTGCATCGCCTGTAGAAACGGCAGCTGACTGTAAATTCAAAGCGACAGCATCCGCCAACTCTTTAGCCGCCTCTTGAGCAGTTTTAGCTTCTGCCATGATTAATTCCCCCACGCAACGCCAGTCAGCACTGCGACACTAGCATCATGACGCATACCAAAGTCGTTAGAACTCACTGCACGAATCAAGGTTTGGTTGCTGGTGAAAGCGTTTTTCACAGCGCCTGACACTGGATCTGTGTAGCTGGCTTCTGTAGAGACTGCAATCGTGATACTGCCCGCTTCGCCAATGACGGCATCCGCAAAATCAACAATATAGATTTCAGATTGATTGCCGTTTAAATTGCTTGGCACTTGGGTAGTGATAGCCACGGGTTTACCGCGTAATTGACCATTCGCCAATTCAGGGAAAACACGGTTATTGTTGCCATCACGCAATTCATAAAGAAACATTTGGACGGTTGGGTTGATCACCCAGCCTGGCTTAAGCATGCGCACGTTTGCATTACGTAATTTCAGCTCTAACTTCGCTAAATCACCAGACACTTTAGCCACCGTGGAACCGTCTGATGCTGCTACTACATTGGCAGCCGGTGCGATATGGCGAAAACCTTTAGGAGTGTTATTAGCACCATCGCCACGGATATACGCTAAATCCTCACGTAGCCCCATGCTATTGACCATATCACCGACAATCAACTGCTCAACATTGGGGTTAATATCGCTATAATTGATCAGTTGGTTGCTCACTGGTACTAGAGTAATCATGTGTTTAGCGCTCAGTGACAAGTCACCAAAAGTCGGCTCTGATACCGTACCGTCTTGCGTTTCACCCACATAATAAGACGTTGCACCACCTGTCATTTTGGGAACAGTCAAATTGCCATTCGGCATTGGCAAAGAAACAGCGCCCATGCGCCGCACTACAGAGGTTGGCGTTAATAGTTCGATAACATCGCGCATAAACGCTTTGGGTACCAATACACCACCAGCGGCAGCTACACCTGTATTTAAGGCCATTGCCACATCAGCATCGCCCAAGGTAGTTTCAGCATAATGGGCGGCTTCACGACCACCACGACCTGTTACACCAATGGCTTGTACCATTCGAGCCAGCTTTGCACCTTTCACTTCGGGCTCTTTTGGCTGAGCAGAATAACCATAAGCAGTGCCAGCATTGCTCAGCGGCTTAGCCATTTGCGCGGCCATTTGTTCTGCTTGCTCCATTCGAGCAATGCTGGCACTAACTTTTTCAAAATCGGTTTTAATCGCTTCAAATTGAGTAAGCTCTTCAGCAGTCAATTCTTCGCTGTTTGCTTCTTTACTTGCCAGAGCCTGCGCCTGTGTATTCAGGGCAGCGCGTTGCTGGCGCAGATCGTTAATATCTGGCATGTCAGTTTCCTCGTTTAAAAAGTTGGTAAAAATTAGAGAGACATTTGCATGGCTGCGGCTTGCAGGCGCACGCGAGAGGTTTTACTGGCCTTCGCGGCTTGGCGTTGGCTAGCTAATTGACTGGCAATTTGATTGACTGCATCTTGTGGATACTGAACTTTATTAGCTAAACCGATTTTTAAGGCATCAGTGCCACGATAAAGACCTGCTTGAGTATCTTTGACGGTTTTAACGGATAAGCCACGGTATTCAGCAACTTTTTCAACAAACAAGCTATACAACTCATCTAAGCCTTTGTTTAGCTCAGCAGCCGCTTGATCAGTGATGGGCTCATACGGTGAAAGGTCATTTTTGTGTTCGCCACGGTAGAATGTCGTGACCTTCAAGCCTGCTTGATCAATCGCTTTACTCAAATCAACATGAGCTGCAATTACACCAATAGAACCCACCCCGCCTGTTTGCGGGATAATGATTTCACTCGCAGCAGCGGCAATCATATAACCGGCTGAATAGGCTGAAAAATTAATGATGGCTGTAATGGGTTTGACTTGTTGGGCTTGATAAATGCGCTCTGCAAAGTCGAAGCAGCCGACTGCTGCACCACCGGGCGTATTCATATCCAGCACAATATGCTCCACAGCATCATTGCTTAGCGCTGCATCCAGCCAACCATTCAGCTTTTCATAGCTTGTAATTTCCATACACTCAGCATTCACTTGGCCTCTGCGCGTAGTCAAAATGCCATGAACTGGAATAACGGCAACTCCCTCTGAAGTACGCATATCAAGCAGCGCTGCATCTAAATCTTTATAACGTGGATCTAAAGCCTGTACTGAATCAGTAGCCACCTGCCCTGTTAAACGTGGCATTAGCGCTTGTTGAACTGCATCTAAGAGCATGGGCGTACAGAGCAAAGGTGTATTAAAAAGTTGGCTAGCTAGAAAAGGATAATTAAGCTGTGGCATGTGCTTGCTCCTTGATTTCGTCCAGCTCGTGCTGAAGTTTTGGATTTTTTATCGGCAATGGGTTTCCTGCCTCAGCCATATTCAAAGGCTGCAGATAAACATCACCATTTTTGACAGGCGTAAGGTTTTCGAGGCGGCGAATGTCATTGACCGATAGCCAGCCCCATTGGCGGCCTTGTGCATAAGCAGTAAATCGTGTTTGCAGATCACCACGCATCAGGCCAGATACATTAAATTCGATGTAATGCCCTGCTTTGCGTTCATCGGTTGTGAGGAGATCACGCATCATGGCGCTCTCGTGACGACGCAACCAGGGCAGCAAGGTATAAATCACGAATTGCAGACCTTGGTGCTCAATATTGTTATTAGTAGAGTGCTCTAAAAGCTGGATCATGTGAGGTGGAATATTATAAAGCCGAGCCACTTCACCAATACCATGTACACGACTCGCTAACAGTTGTGCATCTTCATTACTCATGGCAATGCTTTTGAATTGAATACCATCCTGTAAAACCGCCACTTCACCAGCGTTATCAATACCACTGTAAAGGGTTTTCCACTGCTGCTTTAAGCTCTTAACCTGCCCCTCTTCGAGTGACTTCATTCCCGCTACATAGGGCCGCTCTAGCACGCCTTTTATATGTGTACCATTGGCAAAAACTGTACCTGCATGCTTTTCGATGGCCAATGACAACCCCAGCGCTTCTCTACCTGCAGAGATTGGCGATAGGCCGGTATAACCATTGGTACTAAAAGCGGCAATATGATGCATTTGGGAAAAAGGCACATTGGTTTCGCCAGTTTCGCGCAAATCGAATACTGGGCGACGATCCGAGCCAACCTTTACATCCACCTTAGCTGGATCTTGCGGGATAATCGCTGTGACCTCCCCTGCCGCATTACGCTCTACTAAAGCAAAGGCATTCCCTCGCAGCCCTAAGCCACCTTGCATAAATTCGCGGTACTGAAAGGCTGTTTGCCAGCCGTTTGGCGTGTTATGGATCAAGTCATAAACAGGATGATCATTAGCGCGCTCACGACTACCGTTATCATCTACACGTCTATAAAGATTGCAGGGTAGCTGGGCAATAGACTCAGCTAGTAATTTGACGCATGCATAAACGGCAATAAAACCAATCGCAGTTTCTGGTGTGACATAAATACCCGATGCACTACGCGTACCTCCTCCCAAAGCTGCCAAAAGCCACGAACTAGGATTGCTGCCAGTGCTGGGTGGTTTATCGCCTGAGTGTTGGTTAGCGCCAAATAAGGCAGGAAAAAACATACTTAACTCGCCTTGCCCTTAAGGAGAGAGACAATCAACGACCAAGCAACGGCTAATAAGCCTCCTATCATCCATGCATGTGGCTCAGAGATTTGCCACACACCATAGACTAAAGCAGTCGAGCCCAGTAAGCCGACTAGGAAAACAATGATATTGAGTAACATGCAATTCCTAAAATCCGCCCAAAGCTTGGGCGGAAACTGTAGAGAGAGGTTGTGAAAACTCAAAAAAAAAGCCCATCACGATGACGCGACGGGCCTTAAGTGTTCCCTGCATTGGTTGATTAACAGGGATCAGGGCATTTTGTGCTGTATAAATGAAAACGCCCAGAGACTGCTGTAACAGTGTCTGGGCGCTATTTCATCCGAATTATAGGAATTTATACTCTTTTGCTGAGTGTTTTGTCAATCACTGGCTAGATTGCAGTGGAAACGCAGCATATTGCGCAACCAGTGGGACGCATGTTCCATGTGGAAGCGGTCTGCAATCAGGCCAATTTTGTACTCTTACCGCCGTAAAAATTAAAACTACGTGAACCTACAAATGGTAAATCCTCTGCCTGTGCTAACGAGTGAATACCTAGTGTCAAAAACAAACTAAGAATGATTTTATGCATTTCGCCCTCGATAGTTTTTTAAATCAAACTGCTATTATGGCATTAGTGCACTGCCCTATCCTATGCCTTGCTCAAGATCAGATGAATAAAGCTTAATGATTTTGCCTTATAAACCTACAAAAAATGGAGGCTGGCTTTAGTATGCTGTGCTTTTAAATTAATAAATAAGGAACTATTAGTGGAGCTGAGTTTTTTAGAGAGGGTCAATTTAGTCTATGAAAATAACAACATAAAGTTTTTGGTAGTTTTTTATTAATGGCTTGCTATATTTTTTATTTAGCTATTTACAGTGAAAGCGAAAGATTTATGAAGCGATTTATGCGTAGAAATCGCTACTAGGCCTAAATATAAACAGAATCCGCATAGGCTGATTCTGCTGCATCGTCCAGATTTGCCATACTGGCACCCACTGCCATCATTAAAGATACAGCCGGGTCAATTTTCTCAGAGGATTTTTTCTTGTCTGGTTTGACATTTTCGGAGGGATCGACCACGGCAACGACATTGCTCATGGCCCACCGCAAAACAGGATTACCATCATGTACCAAACCACCCGACAGATAAAGGCGCTCAGTCTCTTTCATGGCTGGTGACATAGATTTATAGCCTTGCCGCATACCTCTGAACTTGCTATGCCAGACATCATCAAGGTCTTTTAGGAATTGATTAATTGCCCAATCATCATAAGCAATCACACGAATCGGCAGCAACTCGAATAACCCTAATTGAGTGCATACACCGTCCACATAATGCCCTACTAAATCAGCAGTGATAAAATTGTAGTTAGTGACATTCCCAGCTGTGGCGATCAACCACCCCTGTTCCACCCATTGATCATACGGTACCTGACGCTCTTGTACAGCAGGGATAATGCGCTCTTCTGGTATCCATGAACGCGACCAAATGCGCTTTTCACCATTGGGCATGATAGCTAACAAGGTTAGGCTAGTAAGGTCAGACACACTAGCAAGATCTAATCCACCATAAACTTCCACTGCATCAGCTAGATCTTCAAGTCGATACACCCTTGCACAGGCATCCCATTTTTCTATAACCAGCCAAGCAAAAGCATTCGACATCCAGCGATTAAAGTTTTTTGTGAGCACGCCATAGCGGAAAATGGGGCTATTGCAAGCTTTGGCAACTTCGGACTCTAAGTAACTGTATTTGACTGAGCCACGAGTAATCGGTTTGCCGTCGGGCTTATAGCCTATTGTGTATTCGAGATTGGGGTTGGCTTTAATCCAAACTTGTGGATTGCGCCAATCATCGTCGTCATCTAGGGTATAGATAATTGCAAAAAAATTATCGTCAGTAAATTTACCCTCTAGCACATTACAAGCGTATTCACGCTTTTGCAGACAAATGCTTTCCTCTTTGGGCCGAGCCGCTCCAGCTGTCGTAATCGCCCATAGCAAGGGCTGCGAACGTGCACCCATGCCGGACATGAGTACATCGTAAATCTCTGGCGTGGAATGAGCATGAAGCTCATCAACTAAGGCTCCATGCGGGTTTGAGCCGTCAATGGCTTCGGCAAGGCGCGAAAGCGGTACAAAAAAACCATCATTCGAGGGCGAGCCAATATAGGATTCTGAGTCTTTGAATTTTAAATGCGATTTAAGAGCTGGGGCATAGCCTAGCATTTTGCGGGCATCAATCCATAGGCGCTTGGATTGATCACGAGTGGTTGCAGCCGCATAGATTTCGGGTGCACCTTCATTATCCATACGTAGCAAATAACCACCAATGCCAGCCAATTTGATAGTTTTTCCATTTTTACGTGCTACTTCCTCATAAACCTCACGATAACGCCGCAAACCATCTTTACGCTTCCAACCAAACACAACACTGATAATCCAGCATTGCCACGGCTCTAGCTCTATGCGTTTGCCGCGCCATTCACCCTTATAATGCTTCAAATAGGAAAACAGCACCAATACCCTAGCCGCTGCATACTCATCAAAGTATAAACCGCGCTTTCCGGCTTCTCTGCGGTCACGTTCATCACGCTTCACCGCCAATCGCACCCACTTACAAGCGACAACCTTACCTGATAGCACACCTTCAGCATAAGCACGGGCAGCGGCTAAATTTTCTTTAGCGATGGCGAGTTGGGCGGGTTTCATTTGTTAGTCTTCAATTTCGTCCAGTGAACTATAAGGCTTACTAACTTTTTTTGAATTGACCTGCACTTTAAAATAAGTCCATGCTCCTGCATGCATGCCCAGCATCTCTATGATAATCAAAACATTTTTGGTATTTTTTATTAAAATCAAAGATTTTTTTAATCGACAATCCGGGAGACTCAGCAAAAATTAAAAAGGATGCAGCTAAGAAAACCATTATAAATAGCATAGCTGAAAAAATAATCTTGAAGGATTTATAGCTATTAGAATTTCGGTTTGATTTATCCATGATAAACGGCTCTATAGGTTTTTCAGGGTAATATGCATAAGAAGACTTTACTACTTGAGCATTGGACTTCGCTATATACGCGGATGTTTTCTTAGAAATACAAGTCAATTCTTTTTTAAATTCACTCACATAGCTGCTTCCAACAAAGTAATGAAGTCCGCTTCAGTTAAAATCCTAATACTTGCACCTTCTTGAATCAGCTGCTCCGCTTTGATTTGTTTAGAGCTGCGATCTTTGCCTTTTAGTTTTTCTGTATTTTGAGTACCAATGACAAGCAAGGTAGTTTTTTTGGTGATATTGGGGGAAACATCACAACCTACTTTGGCTGCCATCGCTGCCATTTCCCGACGCGGAATAGTGAGTTCGCCTGTAAAAACTACAATTTCACCAAACAGAGCTCCATCTGGATTACCTTCCCCTTTGATACTCAGCGTTTTTTTGTTAGATCCTGAGTAAATATTAATAATCGGTATTTGAGAGTAGCTTATCCAGTGTTCTAATGGCTTTTCTGAAGTATTTAAAGCGGCAAGTAGAATTTGCCCAGCTGCACGAGCATCTTCTAAGGCGTCATGATGTTTAAATTCTATATGGAGATAATTAGCAATATTAGCTAAACCATAGCCATGATAGGCAAATTTTTCCCACGTTCGACGTGCTACTTTTGCACTATCTAACCATTGGCAACTAACAGGCAGCGCACCTACTTTGTTTATTGCTTGATTAACAGAGCTACGGTCAAAACTGGTATGGCTCACCATAATTGAATTAGCCATATACTTAGATACAGTAGGCAGCACTTCTTTGAAAGTGGGTTTTCCTTGCACCTGCGCTTCTGAAATCCCATGTATTTCTTCATTCACCCAATGAAACCACGTTTCAGGATTAATCAACGAAGACCATGCATCTACCTCAACCCCATTTTCAAAAACAACTAATCCAATTTGGCAAATACTACTCAAATCAGGATTAGCGGTTTCCACATCAATAGCCACAAAGCGCATATTTACTCCTCCCAGTGATGTATGCGCTTAAATTATGGCACTTGACGAAATAGCATAAAAGTTATACTTTTACCGAATGCAGCAAAAAACTGCATCAGGCGTGGAAACCTGTTTTATCCGGACGCACAAACCGCGTTAAGCGGTTTTTTTGTGCCTGCTGTATAATTGCGGGTACAAAAAGTCCTTTATGTGGGACTGTGCGGGGCAGCTTTCGAGCTGGCCGACTCCGGTTCGGTATTTCCACCCCTGCACAGCTCCCGCACTTAATTCGTGGAAAAATTAAAGCGGGTAGTTCAACCTAAACCGGAACTACTACGATGAACGATTCATTAATTATTGCTCAACCTGAACTGACTATTATTAATGGCGCTGCCTTTTGCACAAGTCTACAAGTAGCAGAGAATTTCGATAAGCGCCATGCTGATGTATTGCGTGATATTGAATCGACAATTACACAAGTTATTGATTCTTCCGAAGAACGCAAATCTGCGTTCACCGAAAACCTCTTCCAAAAAGCCAGTTACACTATCACCAATAACCTTGGTCATGAGGTCAAAAAACCCATGTACCTACTCACCCGCGATGGCTTCACCTTACTAGCGATGAGCTACACTGGTAGCAAAGCCATGCAGTTCAAACTGGCCTATATGAATGCATTTAACCAAATGGAAGCGACTTTAAAAGCCATCCTTGAAGAGCCTGAAACGATTAACCAAGACCAGATCAACTTTCTTGAAGGACAAATCGACTTGGTTGCTGGCTGGTTTCACCAAGGCAATGCTACACACTGGCTCAATAACCTGCTGCGCTTCCACTTGAATACCCAGAGCATCAACACGATTCGGAGTGCAGACTACCCAAAAGCACTGGCGCTCATTGAACATGCTCGCCAACAAGGTACGGAATATCTAAAAATCCGTATCAAAATTGAAGAAGAGATCATCAAAGACTATCTATGCCAAGGTATACCTTTCACAGGAACACTGAGCAAAAAATTCTTCCAGCAATTCAAGCAACGACTCCCCAGCCGCCCCAACTGGAAGCAAGTTGCTGCACAACTGGAGTCTGTATTATGAGCCCATTAGAGCAGCAAGCTTACCAAGCCACTCGTGAGCTATTAGCGGAGGGCAATTTGCATATTTGGTATACCATTATCCGCCAAGCCGAAGTCGGTATGTTAAAAGCCGCCTTAGAACTCACCGATGGCAACCAAACCGAGGCAGCGTTCATCTTGCAAAAGAACCGCTGCACTGTACGTACTCGCATGGAACAGTACCAACTGAACTAAATGAGGAGAGGCACAAGGACGTGCTTTTACTCTTCACTAGACCTTTTCCGCCATGCAAGAATAGCATTAAGCCAATCAGCGCCCTTCCAGATCATCACTATTATGACGGCTGCCGCTATTAAACTGTAGAACTTAGAATCTTCCATACCTGCAATCACCGCTACTATTGCACCAATTGATACTTAGTCGAAAGTACTTTAAAAATCCAACTCACCCTGCCCCGGATTGATAGCATGCATGGCTATACGAGCCGGAGGGGTAAGCCCCAATTGCTTGGCATAATTCATAATCGGCTTAAGCAACTTATTCCACGCTGTAAAAGTACCGGTTTCTGCTTCGTAACCAGTTTTAGTCATTTGGGTCATGCCTACTATTTCAAGCTGATTATCCAACTCGATAAAACGAGCCAATAGTGAGCAATAGATACCCAATACATCCCGATCCAGTTCATTGACTATACCTCGATTACCCAAACTGGGGGCTATTTCAGCCCAATGCTTTTTGGCTTTGTCCGTGAGATAGTCAGGGCACTCCGGTAAGAGATCCGGTGGAGCGTTATTGGTACTTGAGCTGGCATAATCTTCCAGCCGAATGATATTGGTTTCACTCATTTTTTCTTGTTCGGTTGCCGAACCCCCCGTCCTGTTTGGCGGTTTTCTTGCTGTGATGTGTCCGACAAAGTGCTTGCCAGTTATTTTCATTCCAGAATAAAGCTTCATCGCCCTTATGTGGAATGATGTGATCCACTACATTAGCAGAGACCACCCGCCCTTCCTTGGTGCAATCCACACATAAAGGGTTCAGCATCAGATAGTGCAAGCGTGCTTTTTGCCACGCAGCGCCGTAGCCACGACGATTTGCAGTTTTTCGAGGAGCAAGATCAAGGGTTGAGGTATTGAGCGTCTTGTAGCGCAGATATTTCATCAGATCAGTATCTTTTTCAGAAACTCACTTAAACCCATGCTTTGCAGCACAAATAAACCAATAGCACCTAAAATAATCCACTGACCACGACTAATCGTATGGTTCAAAGTATCTAAGCGTTGTGCTATACCTTTCATGTCCAAATGCTGCTCATCCTGACGGTCACGAATCGAATTAATTTCCGTCCGTTGCCTGTCCATGCGTTCCTCAATGCGAACGAATCGCGCTTCTTGGCTTTCGTTGTTGTCCATTATTCGCCTACTCGTTAATCAATGGTTTACAATTGAGTAATTGCGTCAACCGCCTTATCAAGTAGGCTTTTTTCAGCTAACACTGTAGTAACTGGCGTAACACCATACTTTGCATCAAGGCGCTGGCGCTGGTTCTGAAATCCTTCTTTTAAGCTTGCCAAAGCGATCTGCTCCGACTCGTTGACTAACTCTAATTCTTGGTAATAGCTCTGCCATTGGCGATCTACTTCTGCTTCGATTTGCTTACGCTCCGCTTGGCATTTTTGCTCAGCTTCTTGAATGCGGCGGTTTAACATTTCTTGCTTGTTCACTTGAAAACTCCTGTTTGAAATTACTTATAACCGTGGCGGCGGTCATCCCACCGTGCATACATACTCCATAGGTTGCCTGCGATTGATGCCAGCAACAGCAACGCCATAATGCCTAGCCAGAGCTCATAGTTACCTAATTGCTCAACTAAACCAGCAGTACGTTCAGCAAAGCCACTGACTTGCTCACGCAGTTGATCTGCTTCAGTAATAGCGGTTTCTGCTTTATCTTTATATTCCGAGGCTTTAGTGACTAGATCAGTGAGCTCATAAGTAGCGCCAAGGCCAAAAACCTTGGCAATAAGACTGATGGTATTGCCTTGCTGGATACGTGATTTTGCTAATGAATCGAATTTTGGGGTTTCACCACTGAGCTGGCGGTATGTCGCAAGAATGGCCGCTGCATAATTTTTCTTGCTGCCTTTGTCACAACAGCGAGGGCCGTTGTAGCCCTTTGCAAATTCGGTAATCGGCTTTAAAGGGTCAGGTTCGGTGCTAGCGTCCACTAAATAACGATCTAAACCGTTTTTTTCGACGTATTGGCAAAAGGCTTCAAGCTGGTTATCTTCATTTTTGTGGAAATCCTCAACCATAGCTTTTGGGCTTAGATAACCCAGCAGTTCGTAGTGGCTGGCCAATATTTGCGGCTTGCCAAAGCTTGCACATTGCAATGCAAAGTTTAAAGCGTCATCAAAACCACCGATATACTCAGCTATAGTGCAAACTACTGCTTTAATACGCTGCCATTCAGCTATTCCGCCCTTCCAACCACCCGGCATACGATTGCATAGCTCAACGCCCAACTCAGCACTGATAGCTTTAAATTGATCTGGAACCGCTTGCTTTAAATTACGATAAACCAAATGGCGCTCTAACAAAGCCTTGGTACTACCATCACGATTGAAGCTTTGCTCGCCTGACTCTTCGATAAAAACCGCTTGAATCCAGTGCACATCGCAACCAAAGCGGGTAGCAGCTTCAGCATAGTCTTGTGCATCTATCGCTTCAGCTTGCTTGTTTTTGCAACTGTTTAGCCAAGCATCAAAGCATTGTGCATAGTTGACTTGGACTGGAGTTTCATCACTAGACGATTGCAATGCGTACCCTGCTAATTTTGCATCATTATTCAAGACAATGCCGCCTGAAGGGATTACGCCTGTATTTTTTCGGTCAGCAATTTCAATTTGGGGAGCCATAGCGAGCCTCTTTGACAATATTGTTTTCGATGCGATAGCCAATAGGAGGGTTAAACAGTATGCCGTTTTGGTTATCTGTATAAATTTGGTTATTGAGCAAACTTACATCGCGGAAGATCCCGTCTGTACCCATGATGCCGTCGCAGGATTTGGCCCACTTGTGGCCGTGATTAGGTGCATAAAGGCGGCAATTTTTGACGTAAAGGTCGGTTAAAACCGGATTTTTTCCTTCAGACCTGGTTTTATCGGCTTGGTAAAACTGCATAAAATCACGATGCAATTCGGCATAGAGCCATACTTCCAATGCGTATTCAGCCGAAAAACCGACGATGCGGCTATTGTCAGCCGTGCTATGGATACCATCCCCGCTCCAATAGCTGATTTTCCCACCTACCACCACTAACCCTTCGCCTCTGTTGATAATCCCCATGTGTACCCTCTCAAGTTGTGCTTGATTAATCGTTATATGCAAGGAGTTAGGGCAAATGGCTATGCCATTGCAAATAGTGGCTTTCCAAGCCTCTTTGGTTGTTTCATTGACTTGACTGCTTAGGATTGGCTGGTCAATTAGTGCATTGGGGCTATTGAGGATGGCGATTAAGGGAAGTTGCTTGCCCTCCCCTAATCCACTGATACGCAATCCATTTTCACCAGAAAGCTCTATAGCAGGGCAATGATTTAGGGTAATGCGTGAAGGAATACCGCCTACAACTCGGATCCGACCTGACTGATTTTGGATTACAAGCGGCTGATTCTCAGTTGCCTGAATGGTTTTCATAGTGTCCTAAAGCAAAAAACCAGCACAGAGGCTGGTTTGGTGTTGTACGAAGGAGCATACCCCCCCCCTAAATTCTGAAAACGCGAAATAAAGATTGGGGACGTGGTCTATAGGAAAAAAGGCTCCAGAGATTTACCACCCCCTACCCTTATCCAACCCCCAGAAACGAAAACGCCCAGAACAGTTTGCTGTCTGGGCGTGATAATCGCTGAATTATAGAAATATATACTCGTTGCCTGAGTGCTTTGTCAATCACTATGCAACGTTGCGAAGCCCAACACGCAACGCTTGAGCTAAATCAATGGACAGTCCTAACAAGATCACTGCTGAATCCTCATAAACTTGCTCAAACCTTGCCGCCTTACTCGCACTACAACCCATCACACGCGCTATCTCATTACGTGAACCAATATTTAGCCGTACTTTTCCATCCTTACATGGCTCTAATAGATCCCCCCATGCGAGCCAGAACACGGGCCGAACATCCTTCAATGCATGGATAGTAAATGAATTATTCCGCTCTAAACCTTCGACATAAGCCAAGCGCAAAAACTCATCCATTGAACCCTCGCGCAGCAAGCGACACCAACCCAGAACAAACAAGTTATGCAGTGAACTTAAACCACTAATAGCACCTAACACATCCTCACGACTTACTTTAGCTACACGACGACCACCCCGGCTGCCAGACTTAGGCATACCTTGGGTACGTATACGTTTTGCTTGGCGACTATCACCTTGAAGCACTGGTGAGCGTATCGTAGGTGGCTCAATAGCAACATTGCTTACCCGAACTGATGACGGATTCAACAATGATAAAACCCCCAGACTATCAGGAACATTTTCTACCCAAGGCATAGACCACCTTTATTGTTGCTTTAAACGAAAGGCCCAATCAATCCAACATTGCCCGAATCTCAGCTAAGCTACGTCGTGCCTGATCAGCATTAGCAACTCTTGGCGCTGCAGCTTGCCTAACAACAGGCACTGAACTATGTAACTGCACCCCTGCCAGCTTATACGCCGTCGCTTTAATAGGCTTACCATCTCGCAAGCGCTGTACCTTGCGTATATCAGAAGGAACGATCTTGCCCAACATCTCTGCATCCTTCACCCGTTTTTGCAGGCTCAACACGGCACTAAAGCGCTCTAAGCTCAAAGGCTGGCAACTACCCACCAACTGCCCATTCTCAACACGCCCGCCCGCATGAAGCCATGCCAAGGTGAACGCATCAAACCCCGGATATTGACCCACCAGATCAACCACTAAGCCCACCCCATCTCGACGCTTACCGCTAGCAGTCAAGCCGCAAGCACTACCACCACTGTTCGATTGCATCATGCTTTAACTCCTAAAGAGGCGGGATCAACCCCACCTAATGCTGCCAAGCGCCGTAATGCTTCTTGATCACGCGCTTTATCCACTGCTGACGTATTTGCTGATTCACGCCTCACCTCCTCCACACTCTTGTAACTGGGATGCGATGCGACCCCATCAGGTTGACGGACAGGTAGTGGCTTATGGGTGGGCTGGACGGGCTTATCCACAGGCATGGCCTTGGCGCGTAACAACGCTTGCAACAAAGCCCGTTCCCACTCCCCTTGACTCCGTAGCCACTTAGCCGGATACCGCTGCTGTGCCTCTGACGTTGACCAAAACATCACAAACTCCGCAAACGTGACTGCGTACAACCGCTGATGCTCACCCGCAATATCCAACATGCTGCGTTTAGCCATCGCTTCAAAAAACTCAGAGGGCTTCCAATTCGGAAACATACTGAAACGATCCGTCGCCTGATTGATAGATTGATTGATAGAATCTGTATATGGTGCGGCCTGAGCGTTTTGCCTACCTGCGGCCTGTGCATCTATACCACTATAAGTATTTGTATTCATTGGCTTTTCAGCCTGCGGCTTAGGTGCTTGATCGACCTGCGGCTTAGGTGCGGCCTGTTTTTGGGCGGAAAAATACGCCTCACAGTTTTGTATAAAAATTGGAAAGCGAAAGCGTAAGTGGGTTTTATGATCACCCACATTTTCCAGCGCACCGGCACGAATCAATTCATCACGGACCCGATGCATTTTGCGATCATCAGGGCGACCTGTGCCTTGCACGCCAGACCGAGGCGCAAGGTAAAGTCCTTGGCTAGCGATCTCAGGCCATGAAACACCGTGACCGAATGCCTCACCGTTTGAGCGCAGCATGAACTGACGTAGGTACACATAAAGGCGAAAAGCTTCATGCGACAGCCCGATTAGAGCATCTAGCTCTTCGGGTAACAGAGTGACGTAGCCCCTCATACTTCACCCCCTACCGGAACCGCTGTCCCACACGGCACATACAACTCACACTCACTAGGGCAAGACCGCGGTAGCAGCACATCCACCGCCTCCGCATTGTCGCAAGTATTCTGGTGCAGGCAGCGAAACAGGCAATCTTTACAAATCCACCGGTTCGGAACCGTTTGGGTTGGCTGATTCATCGCTTAACCTCCAGCACCTTAAAGCCAATATCCCAAACCAAGGGATTATCAGCCCACGTCATCCCTGTTTTAGAACCGTTGATCGAATCCCACAGGCTAGCGAACGACAGACGCGGATCAGCAAAGCCCTGTGTGTGACCGCTATAATCCCGCCACAACCCCGCCCCGGAACCGTCGATACCCTCATTCACCGCCTGCAGGGCAGTGATCGACTGCAAGCGCACACACTCTACCGACTCCACTTCCAACAGCACGCGACTTAAAGCACGGGGCATAAACATCGCAGGGCGCATCTTACCTAAGCGCACACCCTGCCTTGTTTTGTGACGGATCGACTCATCTGCAAAATAATAAATAGGATCACCCGCTAGCAACTTCGACGGCTTATACGCATCCGCGTCAAGCGGGGCGGCATACATCTCTTTGACCCAAAGCCGCGAACCCACTACCCCATAGGGACAAGTAATATATTTGGGTTTTAAATCATTATTGAAATAGAAGCGCCAGCGGCCTTGATCAGCATTGAATTCCCAGTCAGTGGCTTCTTGAGGAATCGATTTAGTGCGGCGTGTATGGTTTTTCTTAGACGCTAATAGCGCCAGCATCATGCTAGCGCCAAAGGAAATAGGACGTTCGCTCATACCCCCACCTCCCCCGCCACACTAGTCAACCGCCCACACACCAGCGCCTGCTGCTCCAACAAGGATTCCAACAGCCAACTTAAATTCGTGATACGGGAAAATTGAGCCTCAAGCTCGTCGCGGTCTTCGAATAGGTAATTAATCGCTTCGATTAAAGCATGGGATTGAGCGGCGTTAATACGAGCCTGCTCTGCCAACTCCGGTAGAGTTGCAGTAGGCCGAACGGTGAATACGTTCATGATAAGGTTGTCCGTGTTCTGGTGAGTAACCAGCCGACACCTTATTCGGTCAAAAATAATGGTGGCGGCATGCAACGGGTTGACCGACCGGAGTACACGGAATCCGGCAAGCCCGAAGGCTTCCCATTGCATACCACCAAAAGGGAAACCTTCAGGCGTAAAAAAAGCACCTAAAGACTTTGGTGCTGATGCACCGTGTAACTGATTCAGGCGGTCAAACCCGGCACTGGATTTTGCCAGTGCACAGGTAGCATAAGCCGGATGGAGGGAGGGTGTCAAGCAAGCAGTCATACCGCCACCTTTGGTCTCAATACATCTACTATGCTGGTACGCCACTTTATTTGTTTTACTGGTGTACCATTTCCATGTTTCTTACCTGTATCCAACACCTCAGCAACTTTTTCACCCCGCTCTGTCAATTCATATTGTTTTTTATTTTTATAATCACGAAAACTGATAACAAACCCAGACTCTTCAAGCAACCTATTCACTTTCTGACCCGACAGCCCTATTTGCTTCCCAATATCTGATACGGTTAATAAAACATCCTTGCTCTCTGCCAATAAGTGTGTCGCCCCAATATTCTCCAAAACATCAACTTGAGTAGTTTTGCAGGTCGCCCTGTTGGCCGACAATAAGGCTTGATTCCCCTTAAAAATAACTTTTGCAACAGACAGATTTGATTTGAACAAACGGTTAGCCTGAATCAATGCACCAATTTTCGCATCGGCATTCATTTCAGAAACAGAGGAGACCTCAGCTTGATAAGCCCCTGCTTTACGAATCGAGGGCAACACTTCAGAGGTCACCCATTTTCGGAATCGCTTAGCCACTGGCTTATCGGATCGTAGAACAACCATATAAAAACCAGATTCATTGATGATATTCACCTCACCCTGACGCCCTAAGTCAAACTTAGACCGTTCATCATCATCAAGGCGACTAGCAATCATCGAAGGATTACTCAGCTCCAAAATAGTGCAAACATCAGTCAATACAAACCAAGGCTCACCCTGATCATCTTGAATGACCCGAATGTCACAACTATCAAAGCTGAACGGAATAACATTACTCATAAACGACAGCCCTCCATCCCTTCCAATGTGTCATCATTCAAATACCTTATTGTGGTCTCTCATCAATTTTGGATTGATCAGATACGCCAACCAACACTCAAGCCGATTAAACGCTCCACTATCTGACGACAACTCCATTAGATCGTTATACGCAGTTGTGAATGAATACTGATAACCACAAACCCTAACTTCTATCATTTTCCAGACCCATTGATATTCAGGCCAATCAGACTCAACAACGACACATTTTAATAAGCGCTTGTTATGAGCAGACCGCCACGCGCAAACCTTTTTTTCTATGTCGATTAACAACGCTTTTTCAGCGTTATCCAAGGCCTCAGCAATGTCACTGTTTTTTAAAACTGTATAGCGATCTTCTCGTTTAAAGCTCATACCCCACAGCCCACAGGCGCTTGATACAACCAAGCGAAACCCGCCGTAAAATGAGGCAAAGCAGCTTTAGGGAACACATGGATTTCTTGCATAGCACGCGGCGCTTGATGGATTACCACTGGTTTTGGCTTCACTGGCTTTGGCTTCCCGTATAGCGCCCAATGCAAAACAAATTTTTCCTCTAACGCCTGTATCCCTAACGCTGTGATCTTCCAAATTCCCCGCTCGTTGACAGCCCAGCCCACCCGAGAAAACTTCTGCAACGTCGCAATAATCGATTTAGCAGACACCCAAGCACCTGCTTGCACTACCACCGACAAACTAGGCTGACTCAATCCATTCGGATGAAACGCCAGCGCACTCAACACCCGCTGATACATACACATCCTAGCCACGCTCACCACCCCGCTTACTCACATACCCCGAACAGCGCACCACCTCGTTCTTAAGGCCCCGTACCGGAATCACCACCGTATTACTCGCGCAGGCATGGCGCGCACTCGTGCTATGCAACACCGGTTCCAGTTGCGCAAAATCACGCGCAAACAATGATTGCAAATGTGTCTACCATCTAAGGGGATGGTCTGAGTTGTCATTGTTGGTTTAGACATAAGCACCTCGCGGGTGAGTGGATTAACTTTAAAAAGGACTTTTGCGACGCTGCCGAGGAGAGGAGGAGTCAGGAGCGCTATACCCATGTGTGCAAAAGCCCTTATTAAAATTAACGTGCTTTGCGGCGGTTACTACGCAACCGTAGTGACAGAAACCTTTTACCCAAGCGCTTGGATGCACTTAAGCCACGTTGTTGCTTTGGATAGGGATAAATAGTCCGTACACTTAAACTCAACACCGGCTTCTGGTGTTGCGAATAAAGCCAATGCAACAATTTTTCAAACACATTCATTTCAAATCCTTAGTTGTTTTGAACCCTAGTGGGAGGTGCGGCCTATTCCGCCCTCCCCCTTACAGGCTGGAGGTTCACTCGGGTTTTATTCATAGCGCGGTTTGTTTTGCTTCACATCCATTCCCCGTGGAGCAGGCAGACCGCGTAAACTGCCAAGAACGCCCTCATGCGAGATGAGGGAAATTTCCGCTATACTTAATCACCCTGCTCAAAAGGGATTAAGATAAGACAAGGAAACCTATGTACGCTAAAATTCACTATGTTCATGACGAACCAGATGACATGACGCTTCGGGACTATCACATCCCAAAAGGTCAGAGGCTGCGTGTGGGAGATGTTCTGGAGCTATCCTCCGGCTTACACCACGCAATTGTAGAGATTCGACTGGAACCCCCAAACGTTGTGCTCGCTGTAATAGGATCTGCTCAAACGAAGGAGGAGGCACTATTGATAGCGCGACAAGAAGGCTATCTGAAATCAGATGTACCGCCTCTCGCCGAGCCTGATCAGCCGTAAAATTCAAATGAGGTGACATGACCCGCGCTTTTGCCTGTAATGAGGGAGAACCGGATAGCACCATCAACGCTTGAGTTAATAGATTATGCAGCGTTTGAGACGCTGCTAAATCAGGATGCGGTTTTAGATTAAAAACCCGATTCTGTGCTTGGATTACTTCTTCACTCATACCTTACTCATCCCATTAACTCCGTTTTCGACCGATTAGCTGGGGTAACTCGCTCTCCCCTACCAATCGGCCAGACTCTAAATATTCATCAACCAGCAATCGCAGGATTACCGACATGGGCATCTTCTCTTGTGTGGCTTTCTTCCTGAATTGTGCTTCTTGCTGGTCGGGTAAACGCAGCATTGTCACTGGATGCATCCGTGCAACCATCTGTTGGGTTCTCCATTGGATTACCCCCCTGTTCTATTTCAAAAAACTGATGCCATTTGATACGGCCACCTGTAGCAGCCTCAAAACGTCTAGCTGTGCTATGTCTAGGCATAAAAATTTTCCCGTTTCTTCCATTTAGAAGTACAGAAATAGTCGATTGCCTAACCCCAGAGACTCTGGCTAGCTCACGTTGAGATCCGACTAGGTCGATAGCTTGTTGAATGGCTTTATTCATTTTTTTATTTTGATAGTTTTTGCTATCTAAAGTCAATAGTTTTAAATATTTGATTGATGATAGTTTTGTTTATAGGCTTGCTAGCATGAGCACATTTGGTGAAAACGTAAGAGCGGAGCTGAAAAAACAAAAGCTTTCGCAAAGAGACTTGGCTGAATCTATAGGCATCAGACAACCATCTATTGCCAATATATTGAATGGAAAAACAAAAAACCCTAAACATGCTTTCTTGATAGCGAAGCGACTAGGGAAGACCGTTGAAGAGCTAATGGGTGATGACACTGACCTTTTAGCTGATAATGGTGAGGATTTTCGATTAGAGCGCATCAAGGCGTTGGTCATCCAGCTAGATGACCGCAGCCTTGATAAAGTTTATGAATATGTGGAAACATTGGCAGAGGCTCAAATGCTAAAAAAAGCTAATCGCCCTGTGTCTCGTTCTGGCTCTGATTCTGGTTCTGAATAACTTCTTCAATAAAAGCGATCACTTTTAATTTGTCGTGATTGCTTAATTCTGAAATTCTATTAACAAGTATTTCAAGCGTTTCGGCACGCTTATTCTCGTTTTGCTGCATGGAGCAACCCCCTGTTACATATTCACCAGCCCTTTTACTAATTGTAATTATTTTTTACTAGGACATTACTCAGAAGAATTACGTTCAGTACATGCATTATAGAAATTTCCATATTGACAACGATAAAAGGTGTCATTCAAACGATAAATGAACATAATTTGCCCCATCGTTAACTTTAGAGATGTATCAATGTTGAAACAACTTTAGTGTACTAGTTTTAGCATCTGTGATTACAGGATGTGCAACAGTACCAAGGGGCTCAACTCTATTTATAGAATGGATATAGAAATGAAAAAGCGCGTGCAGCTAGCTATCGAACAATCTGGTAAGACTCAAGTACAAATTGCTGATGATGTTGGCGTAACTCAACAAACTGTACATCAATGGGTAGCTGAGTTTGCCGACAAAGGAACTCTACCCCGACATAATAAACTAGATAAGTTTTGCGCTTCCACTGGCGTCGCAAAGACTTGGCTAGTTAGCGGCATTGGCGAAATGAAACCAGACGCCGCCAAACTGGCTATATGTAAGGCTATAGAGGGAAAGCTGCATACTGCCAAAATGTCCGATCTAGTCAAAATCATGGCGATTCTTGAGTAACGCCAAGTATTTTTAATATTGCCTTAAGCACGTAGCTTTTTTGGTTTTTCCCTAATAGGCATAATTAACACTGATATAAGGCAACTTATTAAAGGGAATCCGATTGATTGAGATAATTGAGATATTACACCCTGCCCAACAAGGAAGAACTAATCCATGGTTATGTAAAGGTGAGGATGGTTTTCTTTATTACGTGAAAAGCCATCGAGCCACTCACAAAGGTTTAGCCCGCGAGTGGCTAGGGGCGCATTTAGCCAAGGCATTTGGCTTACCAACTCCTGAATTCATAATTGCCAATCTATCCTTGCCTCTACTAAAACTCTACAATGATCTCCCCCTGAGTGCAGGTGAAGCATTTGCCTCCCGCTTAATGCCCCAAGCCACCGACTTTACCTTTGATCACATTGCAGCCACCCCAGAGGATCTTAAAAAAGCTATTTTTTTATTTGATTTTTGGGTGCAAAATGAAGATAGAACCTTGTCAGCACTGGGTGGGAATCCTAATTTGTTATGGTGCAACCAATCAATCGTCGTGATTGATCATAACCTTATATTTCCTGAGACCTTTAGCTTAAAAGACTTTATGGATACCCATGCTTTTGCAAGTGTTTGTAACCACTTATTCAGTGATATGCTGCAACGCAAAGACTATCAAGCTAAGCTACACTCAGCTTTAACAGTCTGGCAATCTGCATGGATCACCATGCCGGAAACATGGCAAGAAGGCTGTCAACTTAACGAGGACGAGACCAAGGCGAGATTAACGGAAGAAGCCGACGGCGCCATTTGGACGAGATTAATCCAATGAAATACCCTTGCAAATACAACATTATTCGCTTTCAACCTTATGCGGAAACCGATGAATTCGCCAATGTGGGTATTACACTCTACTCAATTTTAACCAATACCCTCTATTTCAAACTCTTACAGCCACAACAAACTAAGCGGATTAATGGCTTTTTTGATCAGCTCGATAAAGACATTTTTAAAGAAAGCATTCGGGCACTTCAAAAAGAGCTAGAGCGAGTGGAAGCACTCGTCCGCACAACCCACAAACCACTGGATTTATACGATTATCTGACCAAACCTTCAGATGGAATGATTCGCTATGGCAATGCACGTGCCAAGCTGACAAATGATCCCACAGCAGCTGTTGTAGAGCTATATGAATACTATGTTAATCACAGCTTTATTAGAGAACCTTCACATGAAGACCTTATGCAAAAGCGGCTGCAACAATTATTACAACAGCGCCAACTTGATCATATTTATAAAGAACGAGTATTAGGCGACAAAGTATTTGAAGTGCGTATTCCCTTCGTCACCGAAGAAGAGAAGCCTAGGATACTCAAGCCGATTCACTTCACCCACTCCCAATCTAAAAAACTGATGGATCACGGTTTATATTGGCTAACTAGTATGGATCAGCTTTTTAGAAAGCGTTTAGCGTTGCCCGAAAAAACCTTATTCGCTTACCAAGCTCCTAACTATCAAGACGGTGTGTTAAGGGAAGCGTTTGAAGATGTAAAAGCTCAAATTAAAGAGCGCGGTATCAATTTGTTGTCTATTGAAGATGAGCCAAAAATTTTGAAATTTGCACAGTAAAAAGATTGGTTTTGGCAAACACAACTATAAAAGGCAAGGCTCGATGGCTAGTAGGAAAAATTACAGCATTCAAATTAGAAAAGGTATCTTTTCCGAAGAGGAATGCTATCAAGCGACTGTTTTAGAGTTCCCTGATTTACATGAATATGCCGATAGCCATGCAGAAGTTTATGATTTGATCATCGACTCTATCGAAACTACTTTAGAAATTTTAGCAGAGAAAAGTCGTCCTGCCCCATCGCCAATGACTGTTTCTTTGGTAAGTTCATCAATTGCTCAGGAAAACAATTGATTGAGACCGTCTTGAATAGCACTCGCTACCGGTTTATTCCTATACCTGCAACAGCAGATTAATCTTCAACCCGCCTAGTGCGGGTTTTTTATTGCCTTTTATATTCACTGGAAACTTTAGGAGGATGTGTTTCGTCTATTTTGATAGTTTTAATTATTGACTATTGATAGTTTTAACTATAAATTTACATCTTCAAGGACGATCAACCGAGCAGGACGCTCAAAACTTAAAAACAACAACAAAGGAAAAGACATGAAAGCACTAACTTTAATCGCGCTCTTCGCAGTAGCAATGAACGCTCAAGCAGGCTGGCACATCAGCCAGCCCACTCCAAGCGGCAGCTACTACGAATCGGCGGAATTTAACGATGCGCTTTATGCAAACAGCGAAAGCTGCGAGCAGCAAGCCAAGCGCACGGTGCAAAGAGCGCTTGGCAACATTGAAGCCATGTGCCAAACGACAGAGCAGCCCATGAACTGCGTCATCGAAAGCATGCAAGCAATGGAGAAAGAACTGGTTTCAGCTTGCCTAAAGGGCAGTCAATGATGGCCTCCCTCCTGCTAATCGGAACCTTAGCGGGGCAACCGGCAATGAATGCCGACGTTCACTTGATTATAAGTAATGTCAGTTACAGAACGCATACAAAACGCCTTGAGCTACCCGCAGGTACTTACAAAGCTTGTGCCAAGCTAAAAGACCGAAAAGCCCGCTGTCGCACGGTGCTCGTGCAAGCGGGAACAGACAGTACGGTAGCAATACCGCTAGATGCAAAGGATTAGGAAATGCAAGAGCAACATCATAAGAGCAGTGCAGTCGACTTATTCAACGACACTCGTTCAAGCATAGAAAAACTTTGGATGCCATCTGCAAAAGAAAACCTGATCAAGTTTTGGAAACACTACCAGTCTACCCAGAACACAACAAATCTTAATCCTTATTTGGTCGGCGCTAGCAATGCTACTGAGAACCAAGCCATTCGTGATGAACTAGTTTTCTTAGCTGATCTCAGCACCCAGTACCCGACTCTTAAAAATAGCCAGGAGCAATAAAATGCCAACTGAATCACAAGCAAAAACCATGTACTGCCCCATGACACGCGGAAACTATTGTCTTGCTAGCAAATGCATGGCGTGGAATTGGAGCACACATCTAATCCTACAAGTTAACACGCATCCTATTGATTATAAATTACGCCATCTAAATTCAAATAATACCTATGAAGGCGACAGAAATAACGTAGAGATTCCTGTTGAGCTGCTGAAAGAAAGCGCATTCCAACAACCACCAGGGGATGGATGGAAGTTAGAAAAAATATTCTTTGACTTTTCAGATGGCGAAGGCTGGTTTGCCAGCTGGACGCGCACAGAAGACCATTCACGCCTAGGCGATTGCCGGATGCTTAAACCATCCCTAATTGGCATAGAAGACTGCTTGGCAGCCATCGCCGATAGCCTAGAAAACATCCGCACATAA